GGAAAGAGGGGGATTCGAACCCCCGAACCGCTTTAGGCGGTTACACGCTTTCCAGATGTTAGTAAGCAGCACATAACAAACTGAAGTAGAACATGTTAGAAGGTACCTAAAATGATTTTGCAAGCTATTTGCAAACATTTCTCCAGGTCCAACATACCGAATATTTGATATATTAAATATCCTTAAATATATCACTATATATTTGGATATATCAATATCAAGATATATCTTTGCCTCAGATTTATAACTTAACATAAACATATAAACTTCTACATATGATTACTTCCGTACAGCCCGATATTAACCCAACGGCAAAATACACTATTAAAGAAACATGCAAATTGTTGGGCATTCACAGAAATACCCTTCGGTCCTATGTGAATGCTGGTTACATCAAGACGACCTTGAAAATTCATGGACAGAGATTTAGAGGCGCGGAAATACTTCGCTTTTGGAACTCTTTTGTATAATGCCTTAGACTATTTTATAGAAAGGTTCTCAAGAACGGAAATCAATCTGGAATTGATTTTATCTTGTTCTACTATATGGTTAGCAAGAATCTCTGTCTGCTTCTTTATTATTTCTATAATGTCTTTATCGACCTGTACTCCATTGTTCTGATTTCCATGAATATTCACGTAGGAATTCAAAGCCTCCCCTTTTACTATGTAGGAGTCCACATCTTCCTTGCCATACTTCTCATAAAGTTTTTGGTATTGTTCTGGAGTCGGTTCAATACCTTCTGTCTCATAACGAGAAACATTCGATTGCACCATGCCCATTATCTCAGCCAATTGTGACTGAAACAAACCATGCGCTCTCCTAAATTCCTTATATTTAAACATATGTTGGATAAATTGTTAAATTTGACTAAATTAGATTGATATATTTGCATATATCATCTAAAATTTATATCTTTGCATAAAGATATAAAACCAAGAGCAAAGTTAATGAAAGATCCGCAAACGCCAAAGGATTTCAAAGAAAATCCGCCAACAATGACCCTTAAAGGTTACTATCAGAGTCTTCCTTTGAGGAATGCGCCAAGGTACAACTTTTTAACCGAAGTTGCGAAGAGGTGCAAAGTGACAGAACAGACTGTAAGGAACTGGGTTTTGTATGGTGTAAAACCACAGCAACAAGTACATATCGAAATTCTAAGTGAGATGACGGGTATAAAGAAAGAAAACCTATGGAAGGATTAGAATTTTATATGTTTGAAGAAGAGCTTTGGTGCAAAACTTCTGATGGCGACAACTTCGTTGTTGACGAAAATCGTACAGACATATTAAAATATGTCCTAGATAAAATTCGTTCATGCTACCCAGAAGCATACAAGACTCTCGAGAAGGTATACTCAAAGAGCAAGTTGAACCAAAGTTACTTTCAGTTTCTTATGGTACGCAGATTTTGCAAGTGCAATTTCTGCAAACTTGATACGACATCTTATGATATTCAAAACATAAATAAAGACGGACGATTTAACTTCGAAAAGGTAGAATGCCCGATGCGAGGAGAATGCCCCTATGAAGGTATAATCTGTATGCCGAAGTTCGACTCACGGCTGACGAAAGCAGAAATGCGAGTGATGGAATGCTTGTATTATGGGAAAAGTGAACAGGAAACTGCAGAAGAACTTTTCAATTCTCCAAATACCATCCACCAACACGTCAAATCGGTTTATATTAAATTAGGAATACATCGTTTGTCTGATTTTATCAGTTATGCGAATAAGAACCATTTGTTTAATCATTAAAGAGTAAACTATGCCAGTAATTAGAAAGAATGACGTTGTTAAAGAACGTCCTGTAATCATCGTGTTGTACGGCACGCCGGGAACTGGAAAGACCTCCTTGGCAACAACAGCCGAAGCACCTTTGCTAATTGATACGGACAGAGGATTCGACCGTGCAGTCCAGCGTCCGGACATTGTAGTGACAGCTTCGTGTTGGGAAGACATCTATAACACGGAAATCGTAGGAAGCTATATCGTAGAGAATGGCCGGCAGGTATGGAAGCCTGGCCTAATTGGCGAGTGTAAGACCATTGTTGTAGACACAGCAAAGGCTATGCTTGATGACTATCTTAACGCCTTTGCTATTCGGCAAGACCCCAAGTTAGCCACAAACTCGTTAAAGCGCTATGGCGTGATGGGTGAGATGTTCAAACAATTTGTTGGAATCCTACGCTCAAACAACTCCGACATCATTTTCATATGCCATGACAAGGAAACCCAAGAAGGTGACTTTATTAAGCATTCTCCAGACTGCACAGGACAGAGCAAGGATTTGCTTATTCGAATTGCAGACCAAGTTGGCTACATCTGCAAGAAGAACGGCAACCGCGTCATTGAGTTTGAGCCACAGGACAATCGTGTCGGCAAGAATGTTGCAGACTTACAGGACACATGGATACCTGCATATGGAACCAAAGAATTTAGCACCTGTATGGCTGATATTATAAAGAAGGTGAAAACTGCCATAGTGAACAAGTCAGACGCGCAAGTGAAAGCCCAACAGGCTGTCGAAGAAGCGCGACAAAAATTAGCAGACGCCAAAACCGTCGAGGACGCCAATGCGCTTATCGAAGTTGCTCATGGCTTAAATAAAATCTACCAGAAAGCTTTTATGAATCAGATGATAAAAGAACTTTCTGAAAAAGGAATTGATTTCGACAAGGACAAGAAGAAGTTCGTCAAGCATGAAAAAGCCACTGATTAGAGTCACCCAATTAGAATGCTTCCGAAGATATATGTCTGGCGAATATGCCTATGTGACAGAGCAAGATGTCATAGACAATATAACTAAGAAGTTTGAGGGTAATGACTACACAAGAATAGGGACAGCCTTTCACTCCATTGTGGAGTGTGGGGCACCCCATTGCGCCAAAGAACCCAGTGGTGTGCGTCATTTTACCTACTACAAAAAGGATAAAACCGAGCCGGTTCCAGAAGGGAGACGTTTTTGTTACAATGGTGGTGATGCCATCTTGGATGTCAAGCAATGCATGGTGGCCCTAAATTATAGAAACAAGCATCCGTATGCTTTTCACGAGGTTCGCGAATACAAAGACTTTGGGGAAGCCATCATAACAGGATGCGCAGATATGATTGACGGCCTAGAGATAAGAGACATTAAAACCAAATTCGGATCCATTTCTGACAAGGATTACATAGATAGTTGCCAATGGCAGTTCTATCTTGAATTGTTTGAAGCTGACACTTTCCATTTTGACCTCTTTGTTTTCCAAGGTTATAACAAGGAAAAACATAAAGGTGATGTTCGAGGGCTGGATCTTACACCTTATGAGCCAGCAATAACATGCTATAGATACCCAGAGATGGAAGACAAAAACCGCGCATTAGTTCGAGATTTCCTAAAATGGGTGAAGTTTAGAGAATTGTTACCATATTTACCATTGAGAGAAACTGATGGCTAACACAATGACAGGAAGGGTATTGAAGATTGGAGAAGTCGAGGTAATACCAAGCAAGAGCGGTGGTGAACCGTTTAAGAAGAGAACGGTAGTGCTCAATTGCACTCATTCTGATTTCGGGCGAGTGTTTGAGAACTATCCAAGTTTTGAGTTTACAGGAAGGCATTTGGATGACCCAATTGCCTTCAAGGTGAATGATATTGTCACTATATCATTTGCTCTACAAGGAACGAAGTTCCAGAAAGAGAACCAACCAGAAAGGTATTTTAATACCATTTCCGGTTATAAGATAGAACTCTACCAAAGAGGTAACGGGACACAAAGACAAGTCGCACATCAACCTCAGTCAGTTGCTCAACCTCAAACGCAAGAGCTTCAAGGAAATGATTTGCCATTCTAGTTATGATTTTTAATCTTAACAATGAAAAGGATAGGATAGACTATAAAAACTATTGCAATGGTCTTTATACGGAAGCCTTAAAAAGTGGCAAAGGATTCATTGTGGAAGTGAAGAAAAAACATCGTCCGCGTTCCCTTGCCCAGAACAGCTACTTGCATGTGTGCCTTCAGTATTTTGCATCTGAGTTCGGCTACGATGAGGAGTATGTGAAGTATAACATTTTTAAGCAGATAGTAAACCAAGAAATCTTCGCCAAACAGAGAATTAACAAAAGAGGTTTGCCTGTAACCTACTGGAGGAGCACAGCAGACCTTGACACAAAAGAATTAACAGATGCTATTGAAAAGTTTCGAAACTATTCAAGCATGGTTGCAGGGTTATATATTCCAGAGCCCAACGAAGAAGCAGCCTTATTGGAAGCGCAGAAGCAAATAGCATTATATGAGAAATATTTATAATTATGAAAGCTGATTTAATCAATTACGTGCCCATCAATATCGAGTACGTGTTAGAAGATGGCATCAAAGACATTTTCCCATTAGAGCTGGACTTTTTGTCCTTAAAGGACGAAAAACTTTGTGGAGAAAAGCAGTTGAAGACTAAGGCTGATGTCATGAAGTTTGTCAACAAGCAATTCATTGTTACACAGCCTGACAATGAGCTTGTCACTCGCTATCTTGATGACTTCGAGAAGAGCAATATCCGAGAGGAATATTGCATGCTTGAAGAGAACGAAGTCCCTGCTCGTAAGCAAGAGCTTGAAGAGGCCTTAGAAAAGGCCAAGAAGATGAAAAAAGACGCGGAGGAAGCCTATGCGTCAGTCTTAATGGAAGTTGCCAAACTTGCTGCCGAGGTTCGTCTTGGCACTACAGACATGCGCTTAAAATCAAAGGACACCATTTGCTTTGCGTTAGCAGAACATTATCTTGTGTACAATTGGGACTCAAACAAGTCAAAGTTTGTGCTTGCAAAAGCTTATGAGATTCCAGACCCTTCTGAAATTTGGGCAAACGAGACCAAAAACAGAGAAAGCATGAAGGCTGTCTTCGGTTTAGAATTCCCAGAGACCGAACAGCCACATGAAGATGAGTCCATCGCCGATCAAGAGGATGGTGGTAATGAAGACTTACCATTTGGAGAATGACATATACTCTTAGGAACTATCAAAAGCAAGCCAGTGATGCAGCCGTAAGGCTCTTCACTGGCAAGGAAGAAAAGAATGGCTTAATAATTCTGCCAACAGGGGCAGGAAAGAGTCTCGTGATAGCAGACATCGCATCAAGGATAGATGGTCCATTATTGGTATTCCAACCTAGCAAAGAGATTTTACAACAAAATTTCAACAAGCTACAAAGCTATGGCATACTTGATTGCGGATGTTATAGCGCATCCGTCGGAAGTAAGGATATCAATAGGATAACTTTTGCAACCATTGGTAGTGTCATAAACCACATGAGAGATTTTGATTGCTTCAAAAACATCATCATTGACGAATGTCACTATGTAAATTCAAAAGCTGGGCAATATAAAATGTTTATTGAGGCAAAAAATAGACAGGTTGTTGGATTGACAGCAACACCATACCGGTTAGACCGTGGTATAGGAGGCTCTATGCTCAAATTCCTCACAAGGACAAGACCGAGAATATTCCAAAAGGTTATCTATTGTTGCCAAATAGCGGAATTGTTATCTAAAGGATTCCTTGCCGACTTGCATTATTATGATGTAACCTCATTAGATTTGAGGAGAGTTAGAAGCAATTCAACAGGCGCAGACTATGATGAGAAAAGCCTGCTTGCTGAATACGAACGAAGTGGTTTCTATGATAAACTTTCAGATACGGTCGTTAAAGTGATGCATCCTAAGAGCGGAATCCCTCGTAGAGGAATTCTTGTCTTTACGGCCTTCACAAAAGAGGCGCGAACGTTAGTCAACAAATTACAATCAATTGGCGTCAGCGCAGCGATAGTGACTGGAGAAACCCCAAAAGCCGAGCGAGAGGCCATTCTTGAAGGCTTTAAGAATAGGCAAATAAAAGTAGTTGCCAATGTGGGAGTTCTAACAACAGGTTTTGATTATCCTGAACTAGACACTATAATCCTTGCCAGGCCGACGAAATCGTTGGGGTTATACTACCAAATGGTAGGCCGTGCGATAAGGCCATACAAGGGAAAAGACGGCTGGATCGTGGACTTATCTGGCAATTACAAGCGTTTTGGCAACGTAGCTGATTTGTTTATCGGAAGACCTCCGGGGTCTACGAAATGGGCGGTATATTCAAGAGGAAGTCAATTAACAAACGTAGTATTAAAATAATAGCATGTTTCCATTTTATTCAAAGAAGAAGGCCTTTTCTTCAAAGAAGAGAAAGAAAGGCAAAACGGATTTGGTGAAGAGGTTAGACAAGGTGTTCGCACTGTATATTCGTCTAAGAGATTGTATGCCCAATGGATTTGGGCGATGTATCAGTTGTGGGAAAATAAAACCCTACAGAGAACTTGATTGTGGTCATTTTTTTGGAAGGTCAAACATGGCCACTCGATTTGACGAAGACAATTGCTCTGCAGAATGTCAAGGATGTAACAGGGCAAGTTCTGACCATTTGATTTACTACCAGGAAAATCTCATCAGAAAGATCGGAGTCGCACGCTTTTCTACATTAAGAGAACGTGCCCATTTCATCAAGAAATGGGACGATGACGAATTGGCAAAAATGATTACTCATTATACCAATGAAGTGAAAAGATTAAGCCACGAAAAGGGCATACATGTAAATTTATGAAAAAGTCTCCCGTGTTTCACAACACAGAAGACTTCGAACCAATTAAATCTATTAAAGATCTTTTCTTATGCAAAGGTACGCAAATTATTCGAATTATACAAGTAGTTAAAACAAAAAAGCCTACTCGCTAGTAGGCTAACAATGTAAAATTAACAATGTAAAATCCATAACAACTTTACCAAAACATATGTGTAAATCTTTTGCAAAGATAAGGAAAATTTCGCAAACAACAAAATCAAAACCATATGTAATATTCGTATTTTTGATTATTTAACGTGATATATTTGCATATATCATTTAGACATTGTAATTTTGTATAAGTAAGATTAACAGTATAATAAAACTTTAAACATGAGAATACCTGTATTTTCTATTACACTTTGGATTATCAGACTGCCTGTTGGTGGTTTGGGGTTAGCTTGTGACAAAAACATATTTTCCAGCTACTATGAGAATAGTTAATTACTCAAAACTGCTCAATGCCTTTTGGGAGAAGAGAATCGTTTGCACGCTGACAAGTTGCGAGGCGGATATGTATTACTATTTGCTGAAACAATGCGACTTGGGGAACTGGGCAAACCCATTCAAATTGCCAACGAAGAAGTGCGAGATTGAACTTGACTTCACTAGGAAAACAATTAGCAATGTAAGAAACTCTTTGCAGCAAAAGGGATTCATAAGCTTCAAGCCGAGCCGAGTGCGTGGAGAAGTCGCTGAATATGAGATAGTTGGCCTTGATGCGTTTCTTGAAGAAACGCAAACGGAAACGCAAATGGGTACGCAAACGGAAACGCAAATGGGTACGCAAACGGAAACGCAAATGGGTACGCAAACGGAAACGCAAATGGGTACGCAAACAAAAGAAAAAGAAGAAGAAAAAGAAAGCATTCCCCCCGTACCCCCTAATAAAGAAAAAGAAAAAGAAAAAGAAAAGTGCCTTAACAGGCAGTTGTGCTCTGGCGAGCACTCCTCTACGAACAGGCGGACTAGCGAACGTAAAAAAGCCGAGAAAGAATATACGGCTTGCCATAAAGGCAGGTTGATATTCGAAGCTTTCTACTTGAACCTTTATGGAGAGCCTTACTATTGGCAAGCAAAAGATGCAAAAGCCATGAACTCAATACTAAAGAAAATCGCCTATGCGAGAAGCCATAGGGCTACTCCGCTGCCAGTAGATGACGAAAGTTTACTAAAGGCTTGGGAGGAATTCTTACAACGGATAGACAAAGCGTGGATCATGAATAACTTTTCCGTTAACAAGATAGACTCCCAGTATAACGAAATAATATCAGAAATTAAGAACCATCAATCAAGTACAAACAATGGAAAGAACTTCAGAAAAGAATCAGATGTCCCAAGATACGCATCCAAAGATGCCTATGACACGGGGTTTGGCTCTTCCCGTAGATAGTCGAGCCATCAAGAATCTCCTGTTTGGTTTCTTCAAGAGAGAGGTCGAAAAGCGGAAAAACAATTTCATGCTGACTGAGGAATTAAAGCGCAATTTGTCTTCCGTGGGCGAATTCCTGGTCACAGAGAAACGTTATTATGGGCTGTTTATGCCCGGGAGTGTAGGGAACGGGAAAACCAGCATGCTGAAAGCAATACGTGACCTCTTGGTCTATTTGGTCGACAAGGGAACTATCAACTATTGCGAAGGAGACAAGTATCCAAGATTTGTTACCTCGCGAGAAATGGCAAATATTGCCAAAGACCCGAATGACTTTAGAGCTCTGAAGAGCGCCAAATATCTGCTTATAGATGATTTGTGCGAAGAACCCGTAGAGGTGGTATCGTATGGAAATTACATCTATCCTTTCATTGAATTGCTTGAGTATAGATACGATCAGATGTTACCAACATTCATATCAAGTAATTTTAATGCAGATAGCATTTCGAAAAAATATCGGAACGAAAGACTGCAAGACAGAATGAAAGAGATGTTTAAGATAATTAGCTTTGTGGAGGAATCTTTTAGATGAACAACGAATCAGTAATCCTTGTAAACGACTTGCAAGAAGAACGTTATGTTATAGGAAGTTTACTTTCCTTTAACAACGCTTACACTATCGTCTACCCATACCTTGACGAGGATTGTTTCTATAACTCAATAACCAAAGAGCTATGGAAAGTAATCGATGGAATGTCCAAGGAGTGCTTGCCTATTGACATCATTTCCGTTACGGCAGAGCTCGCAAAGAATAAGTCGAGCATAACTCCAGTTAACGTTGTTGATATGGCGCAAGCCGCTACGACGACGACCGTAAATTTAGAGTACCACGCCAAGAGGTTAAAAGAGCTTAGCATCAGACGAAAATTTTGGGTTGTTGGCCAGAACTTGATAAAGGCTGGCGTGTCAGAAAGTGAAGACGTTTTTTCTATCCAGCAGGAGACTATGGACAATGTATGTCATGTTCTTGACAAAGCGGATGGAGTTTTCACCCTTACTGACGCTATGAATAGTCTTAATCAGATAATCATCAAGAACTCGTCTGCAAAAGAAGTCATAACTGGAACAAAAACCGGTATGGAAAGATTTGATGAGAAAGGAGGGCTACAGAAGTCAGACTTGATTATAGTTGCTGGAGAAACTTCGCAAGGAAAGACCTCTCTTGCTTTATCCATGACGAGACATGCCATAGAGAATAATGCTAAGGTTGCATTCTACTCTATGGAGATGACCAAGGAGCAATTAACCGCTCGACTGTTGGCGTCGAAAACTAATATTCCAGCCAATGATATCCTATATTCCGGGAACCTAATGGCAAGCGAACTGGAGCTTATTGATCAAGCTCGTGGAGCTTTGCCTGGCGAAAATCTCTTCTTTGATGACAAAAGCACATCAAACATAGACTCCATTTTGCTTTCAATACGTATGTTGAAGATGCAAAAGGACATAGATGGTGCGGTCATTGATTACCTGCAGATATTGAATGTAAATTCGCGAAACAACAGTTATAGCCGTGAGCAGGCTATGGGAGACGCCGCACGAAGACTCAAAAACCTCGCTAAAGAGTTAAACATTTGGGTTATCGCCCTTAGCCAACTTTCCCGAGACAGCACCTGCCCAGAACCAAATTTAAACAGATTGCGTGATAGCGGACAAATTGGAGAAGCGGCTGATGTGGTCATGTTGGTCTATCGGCCAGAATACTATAATCGCTCTTATCCTGCACCTTATGACAACAAAGAAGATTACCCCACAGAAGGCACTGCAATGATAGATGTGGCTAAGGGCAGAAACATCGGAACATTTAAGTTCTTTATGGGATTCAATAAGAAAACGACAACTTTTTTTAAGACGAATTTGATAAATCAAACAGTCGATTCACAAATGGAACTCCCCGAGGAATGCGATGCACCTTTCTGATTACCAAGCAGTTACAGAATGGGAAATTTAGTATTTTTAACTAAACTTTTCTTTGGTATATTTGCATATATCAAAGAAAAGTAGTATCTTTGCATATAGAAAAGGTGGTGAGATTGACTAAATCAGGAGCCTACCTTACAAGTCGAACCAATTAAACATTAAAGAACATGAAGACAAAAGAGCAAGAAATCAGAACCCTTCTTTCGTTAAAAGGAGACACCTACTTTGCCGAGAAGTTTGGTGAAGACATAGACAAGATGTGTGAGAACATCCAAAACGATTTCCCAATTGAGACCGGATGCAACTTCATGTCGAAAGAAAACGCATTGCGTAAATCTCTTGAAAACCAGAAAGCTGAGCAGGAAGAGAAACTATTAAGTTTCGCACAAGATATCATCCTCAGTGTTAACTCCTGCACAAGTTTGAGTGTAACAGATGTAGTTAATCAATACATCGGAAAGGACGAGGTTATCAAGTTCAAGCATTCCAGCGGCATTCAACTATCTGATGACGAGTTGGATTATTTAGTGAGCAAACTGAAATAAGATCACGAAGTAATGGAAAGAGCGCTATGATAAACATAGATTACTACAAATTCACATGCTTTATACCTTATGAATTAAGTGGTGAAGTCTACAAGACACTAAAAGAAGCCAAATCCGCATATATGGAACATCTAAGATGTGGGCATAGGCTTGGTGGATGCATCTATGGATGCACAACGAAAGACGACAGTATATCTTTGACTTACACGCCTTTCTATTCAGACACGAAGACATTTGGAAAACGCGTTATACCAATATCGGACACGCAATAGATAGTGGAAGTTACACGCTGGGATAGAACCATATCGGAGCGACACCGACAGCGTGACAAAGGGTCTCATTTGCCCTTGGCAGTCTTATAGATTTACGGTTAGAAGTTCCCTTTGAGCCGTTTCCTGCCTCACAAACAAAGAAAGGACTGAAAGCGAGAAATCGAGAGGTGCACTCCAAACGCAGCGAGAGAGGCGCTTTATCCTCCCGACAAATCTTGGTAAAGTCGTAAAATTACAAGACGTGAGAATACACGGCAAACCCGAGTGGCATTCGGTTCATGTCACGTTGGAACAAACGTTAAGTATAAGTTGACACCTTCATACAGTCCGTTGGGCGATAACGTTAAGCGCATAACTTAAATAAAAAGCCATGAAGTTATCGACAGAAACGCTAATGTCAATCACGAAGCAGATTGAAGAAACCGATCTTGAAGACGGTTGGACTAACGACCAAAATCTGGAAGTGAAGCAGGGAACTTTCACCATACTTGTTACTTACAGGGTTTTAGGTGAGTTAGTTAAGGAATATAACTATCATCAAGAAGTGCTTTATAACAACATCGAGAATATGTCGCATACCGATTTTATTGATGCGGAAATCTCAGATATAGAAGCGTGGGACGATACCAAAGATGAGTGTATAGAAATCGAAAATCTTAACGAGTTACAATATTATTAACACTACAGACATGACAAGTTTAGAAATGATCCAGTACAAACGCACAGCTGATATGGAAAGCCTGTATCTGATGCTGAACAACGAGGAGGCCATATACAACCTATGGCACGATACGGCCGAGCGTTTGGCAAGACGTTTGCTTTCAGGCAAAGATGTCAACTATGATGAGCTAGCCGATGAGTATGGAAAGAAGATCGCCATATCGCTCGATCGCCTCTGCGTCCGCCACCACAAGATTTGTGGAGAATGGTTGCAACTCACAGATGAGCAGAAGTTAATTGTCGCTTGGCAGTGGTTCTACAACGACATTATTGAGACGGCACTTTTCTACAAACAAGAATTGAAGAAGGAGGCTGTATGTACTCATTAGTTGGAGTCGATGGCAATGCTTTTGCCATCATGGGATATGTTGGCCGCGCCATGAAGGAATGCGGAAAGACAACAGATGAGGTAAGTGAGTATATGAGGCAAGCTAAATCATCTGACTATCATCATCTGTTAATCGTATCGGCAGATATGTGTGATGAGCTTAATAACAGGCAATAGTATGAAGGATTATGACTATCTTTCTCTCATAGTAGAGATTTCACCGCAGCATCTCGAAAGCCCCGAAGCTATTGAAGAATACAATATTGTATGCAATTTCAATGCAGAAGGAAAATTCCAAAATATTTTGTTTTTCATGCTGCAATGGGATTATGGAGAAGACACGTCTGACATTACCAAGACGCTGGACTACTATGAAGAAGTCCTTATTGAGAGTGACACGCATATCTTAGCAAGATGTGAATCTAAAAACTTTGGGTGGCAAGGAGACGCATTCTTCTTGTATAGAAAGGAAAGGGAACATGAGAAACATTAGCTACTCGGCATTAAGCAGAAAGATTCGGTTGTTTGATTACACTGCATTTGTGTACGATGATGGTGCGCAAGTCATGTATTCTGGTGAAAGGATGGATATGTACTCATTGTGGCCATTCCGAAAAGCCGACACCTTCTCCATCTGTAACATGTGCGAGTTGCCGGACATCAAACAGATAATGCAGGACAACCTACTTGCGGAATTCAAGTCTGTGCACAACGTGCAAGACGAAGGCTATGATGCCATGGTAAAAAAGTTCAAGAACAATGATGGAGAGATAGCTATTTGCAAAGAGAACGAAAATATTACATACATGTTAGTTTGGTAATTATGAAATACAAAGTACACATCGAAGAGATATTAGCTAAGGACATCTTTGTAGAAGCAGAGACGCGTCAAGATGCTTACAATTATGTTCAAGACAAGATTAACAAAGAAGAGATCATTCTCTCGGCAGACGATTTTACCGGATGCAGATTTGTGGATGTATTTACCGCAACACCCGTAGAATGCAGAAAAAGGGATTTTGAACATCTTTAATCTATTTGTATGATCAAATAAAGCCATGAAAGAAAGTAACGCATTTAAGGAGATTATCAAGACCTATCTCGACAAGAGAGCGGCTGATGATGAGCTATTCGCCAAAGACTATGCCAAGCCTAATAAATCACTTGACGATTGCTGCGATTTCATCATTTCTGAAGTAAAGAAGAGTGGCCGCCAAGGCTTTGCCGACGACGAAATCTATAGTTTAGCAGTTCACTACTACAACGAGGAGAAAGTTGAATTTGGCAAACATCAGTGCAAGGTCGTTGTGAATTTGTCGGACCAAACTAAGGAGCGTTTGGAAAAACAGGCTGAGGAGGAGTTCAAGCAAGCAAAGATAGACGAGCTTAGAAAGAAAGACTTGGCCGAGAAGGAACGCTTAAAAAAGAAAGCGGAAGCCAAGAAGAAGAAAGACGAGTCTGTCGGTCAACTTACCTTATTTTAACCAACATGAAGCCAAGAAACAAAACTGAGATAGAGGTACTTGCCCTATCATCAAAATTGCCATTGCTATCTGACAAACAAAGGGCTTGGGCTATCAGCAAATGTACAAGTGAGCAAGACGCTTACAGATGGTCCAACAGGACATCCCGAGGAAGTTTTTATCTGGCTTGCACATTCCGAGGGTGGCAGGTTTTACGATATTTCCAGGTGTTTGTCAAATATCGCTATCACAAGATAACTGACAGGATCATCTTCAAAGAGTGTATGCAGCAATGGATGAAAGATGGTTCGTATGTGTTCCTTGCCAAGCAGCGCCGCAGTGGGTACTACTCAGATGCCTTCTGTGAATTCTCACCAATGGAGGTGAGAAACAATACTTGTTATGGCATGCTAGGAGATCCTCGGCTCTTAGGATGGGATGGTGTCTATATTGCATCATTACAGAGAAAGTACAAGTATGCTTTGCAAGACTTTAAAAAGAAAGTAGATTTCGACAACATCTTGCGAGCCGTAAACGCTCACCCATACAATGAGACCTTAATGAGAAAGGATTTGGAAACTTGGAAAGCCTGCCAGTATCATGGCGCAATTTTTGATCACCAACTTATGTGCGCTGTGAAGGTTGTGATTAGACACAAGAAGGCCTCATATTTGTACGACAGCCTATGGTGGGATATGATAGATTCTTTAAGATACATGAAGAAGGACTTACACAATCCTGCATACATCTGTCCCGAACAACTCCAAAAGGCCCACGACTATTGGCTTTCGTTAGCTCTGTCACGAAAGAAAAAGATGTCGGACAGGATGACGAAGCTTCGACAGATACAAGAAGAGAAGAGGCAGCTTGCTTATATTGAGGAGCAAGCAAGACGCGAAGAGGAAAATAAGAAGCGTGCTAAATCTATTGCTCGCATTTATGTCGCAAAGCGAAAGCCTTTTTTTGACATAGACATAACAGATGGGTTAATCCACGTAAAAGTTCTTAAGACTGTTGATGAATTCTTTGAAGAAGGAAAGGAAATGCACCATTGCGTGTTTTCAAACAGGTATTACGACGTATGCGAAAGGCCAAATTGCTTAATCCTTTCCGCAACAGTCAACGGGCAGCGTATGGAAACAATAGAGATTGATCTGTCTACACTCAAAATTATACAATGCCAAGGTAAGTATAACCAAAATTCTCCGTTCCACGACGCTATCTTGAAATTAGTAGAAAACAATTCTTGGCAGATCGAAAGCCGGATTATTGATAAGAAGGGCAAGACCGCTTAACAACAAAGAATATGAAACGAATTACAAAGCAGGAGGCCATTGAGAGCTTCGGCAAGGAGAACGTGAAGGCCGCCATGTCACAAGGAGCTGAGCCAACAAGCAGGGTTATGTACCCTGCATCCGAGAACACCGAACACATCGGAAAGGCCGAGTATGCAGGTGCGCCCGTCACAATGGACGGTCGAAAGTTGACCGCATACTGGTATCTCTCGCCAGAAGAGGAGAGTGATACCGACTCCTTCGACTGGGATGGCAACGTGGAGTTTGAAGCAGAAGAAATATGGTAACAACAATCATCAGCCCTCGACATCACGGTTAAGTCACACACATGAGAAAATCAATAGACACATACGTTCAGGGTATCGCACACGACAATGCGGAGTCAATCATCAACGGTTACGACTCTATCGCTGACTACATCATCCAAACGGCTGAGAACGGAACAGGCTACGAGGAGTTTTTCGATGACGACGAGCTTGACGAGACGGGCGAGCCCACCGAAGATCAGGTTGATGAGTTGAAAGCCTACCTGAACGAGAACTACGACTACCTACCAAGACCTCGTGACGGAAAGCGAAGGATCGTGCTTTGCAACATCGTCGATTACGATGATTTCCTGTCAGAGCTGAACAGACAGAAGGCAGGGAAGGAGCTCCCCATGTTACTGAATGATGCGGAGTGTGTGTTCGAGGATGGCAACTGTCTTATGTGGATTGATGATGATCAGAATGTTATCAACTCTGCTAAGCAGTTTCTTCATAGCAATGGAGTTAAGTTCTTCATCAAGAAGTCATGAACATGATATAGGAAAAGCAACACAGGTAACGCCAGAACAACCTACTGACCACCAACAGTTTGTTTAGTATTTTTAACTAAACTTTCTTTGGTATTTGCATATATCAAATTAAAGTAGTATCTTTGCATATAGATAAAGGTAATGAACCTACCAAGAACCAATTAAACATTAAAGAACATGAAGACAAACCCAATTTCATTTAGAGAGCTCACTGATTACAATGATAATAATTCTTGTGTGATGTTGGCTCTCCTGATTAACGACGAGAGCGAAGTGAACATCATTAACGATTTCCTGGCTAACGAACTTGGTTTCTCAAGAGGCAAGAAAATAATCGGCTATCACCACATCGAAGGCAATGTGAGAGGCAAGGATGGACGCAGCGACTATCTCCTCGAGTTTGACCATCCAGAGATCGCATTCAACCCTATCGCAAGATTACGCTTCCCTGATTTGAAGTGTACGAGCGATTTCAGGGAGATTTTCAAGCAAGACTACATATTTTGTTAAATTTGAGTTAAAATATCGCATATATGCTGATATATGCAACGAATTATTTATTTTTGCGACAATGATTTACGACTACGAGAAACTTCGTGAATTCATCAAAAGATGTAAGTGGCAATGGGCCACTTCGATGATTGATGTTCCTCATGAGTACATCCACAGAGACAAGTGCGCATTGACACGCGACGAGTTTTATTACTTCGTCAGCGCCCAGCGCGAGAATGGTGTCCACGAAAGATGGGGCAGCTATAACTTTCCGTATCTTTACATAGACGGCTACAAGTATTGGACTATGGGCGATCCGTTCGAGACAACCTGGATTCTAAATCGCCAAAAGGTTTTTAACGAGTTCGATTTTTTAGAATGGCCAATACCAAGACATTACACCAATAGAGAAATGAGCATAATGGCTGAAACCATTTTGTTCACATTCAAGGACAAGAAAATATTTGAAGCAGGAATAGGAAATGGCGATTTTGTAAAGTTGGCTAACATCCGACCAGAAAAATACTACGGAGTAGACCCAAGCAAAAAAGCTATTGCTCAGTTTAGGACAAGCGCATCTGGCTTTTATCGTCGTTGCTCAAATAAGTCCTTTGAGGAGTCTATTAATAAATGGCTAAGCGCAGACAGTGTTGTGGTAGCTCTGTTTGGCACGGCGTCATACTTTATGCACCAATATCTCGAAAAACTAAACGAAAGCGGATTAGAATACTGCTTAATGTTTTATCGAGAGGACTATACACCAAGCGAGTTCGCCGAGATGCATCATTTCAGATATGATTACGCACAACTACGGACTATGTTTCCAAAGTGCAACGTATATAACCACAAAAAGTACATTACCATTTCGAGTAAAAAATTAATTTGGCAAAAACCATTAATAGAAAATGAATTATTCCCAGTATGATAAGATAGCAAGTAAGTACGACACTTTGTTTCGTGATGAAACGAGTCTCGTTGAGAACCGCGAGGTGGGAGGAATGCTCCCACCTCTAACCGGTTCGATTTTGGACATAGGATGTGGCACAGGTCTACTCACAGAAATAGCGGATGTAAATCCGGACGACTATTTGGGCATAGACCCAAGCCAAGGAATGTTGGACCAATTCATTAAAAAGCACCCACTGTTTAAACGAAGACTTGTCTGTGAGGCTTATACAGGCCGCAACCTTGATTGCAAGAAATTCGATAATGTGGTTGCTATCTTCGGTGCGCCATCCTACCTTTCGCCATACGCTGTTCTATCTATAAAGCGATGCAAGGGGCACAAGTTCCTAATGTTCTACAAGGAAAATTATCATCCTGTCACATATGAAAAATGTGATGTGGAGTTTAACCATGTCGTTTATACGATGAGAGAACTATGCGTTATATTTGGGGAAGAAAACGTTTCTGAATATCATAATTATTTAGTCGTTAATTGCGTATGAAATGTGATTTCAAAATCATGGGCGTGGAAGAAAGAATTGAGAACATTAAGCAAACGGTAAATGTTCTCAATTTATCAATGGATGACGTATTCCTTGATAAGGAGATGAGAATGAACCCCCTTAGGTCATCCTTAGATGCACTTCGTATGCCTGTAGAAAAAGGAATCACTCATCGTTGCATATTGCAAGACGACATCATTCTTTCTGACAATTTTTCGGATTTTGTCAACAAACTGATAGCAATAACGCCCGATGCCATATACTCCTTGTATTCGTTTATAGGCTATAAACCTTACAGAAAAGAGGCAGAAATATTAAAGACGGGATGGAAAACATGGGGACCAGCCGTGGTTATTCCATTGAAATATATAGAAGGAATATTAGCTTTAGCAACCCGTAAAAGACAACTATGTGCATGACGATGATTTCTATTCATATTTCGCAAAGAAGAATAAGATTGAAATTTTGACGACATGCCCAAACGCAATTCAATTAGCAAAAGGCCCTCATTTTTTAATCACAAATTTACAAAGACAAGAACATTTTCTGAGAACCCTTAATATATGACTGGATCTGGGATAAAGAGGACTCTTTACATGTTCATCAAAACATAAAAGATAGTGAAATATTAAAAGCGTAATTTTATGGTAAAATCACAGAAAGGTTTACGTTATGATGGCAGTATTGACAAGTACCCCATCACAGAAGGAGAAGTCTATAGTTTAGACAATGGTAGCAAGATCGCCATTGCCGATATTACTTTATGGCTTCCAGAGTTTTCCAAGAACGCAGATTGCGTTTTCATTGATCCAGCAGGTAACAAGGGTGTACTCAAAGCCTATTATACAAAGGCAGAAAAAATCTGTCCTGTGGATAACTTTGACGAGTTTGTAGCTCACATCAAACTATGTGTCGAGCAGATTAATCCAGACCGCCTGTTCGTTGAGTGCTTCTTCGGCAACAAAAAGCAGTTGGTTCCTATGGTTGAGTCGTTGTTTCCACACGTCAAGATTTACGAGAACACTTATTACCACAAGCCAAATTGCAAGTGCTGGATTATCCAAGGTACAAAACAGGAGGAAGACTGGGGCTTGCAGGGAATGGACGAATGGGATGCCGTGTTCAAGATTTGCAAGGATGTACCTTTCAATGCTATTACGGATTTTTTCCTAGGACGAGGCCTTGTTGCACGGGCAGCATTTGCAGCAAACAAGACTTTCTATGGAAGCGATATGAATCGTAATCGTTTGGCTGTTGCTATCAGCGAAGTGGCAAAGCTAGGTGGCGAGTGGAATGTAACTAAATAACAACATCTATGATTAAGCTCTCTCAAATCATCATCCTCAATGTTCCAAAACGAGAGCGTGAGGGTAAGTATCTCAAAAAGCTCATAGAGACAAGCGCGAAGCCTTACGGCATTCCTGTTAGTATCTCTATGGATAGAGGTAAAGGACTTTGGGATAATTATTCCCAAGCGTTGACGCAAGAGGTAGCGGAAGGTACTCATCGCATGATTATCCATGATGACATCACCTTTGATCGCAACATCCTTGCCAAGATTTTACATATCCTTTCTTTTGCTCCTGAGAAAAATGTTATCAGTTTTTACAATCCTACTAATGGCGACTATACTGATTGCTACGCAAAGGGAAAGCACGTTATCTCTACAAAGACAAACTTCTGGCTACAGGCAAGCGTATATCCGAATGATTTAGCAAAGGATTTTGTTGAAACGTCAAACAAAATGACGGATGATCAGACCCGTTACGACGATTCGCGTCTAAAGGCATATCTTCAGGCAAAGGGCATTGACCTGTACGCAATTGTCCCCGGCCTAATTCAACATTTCGGTGCATACAGAAGCACATTCAACAACCCTGGAGCAGTAGGAGGAATACCGAGGAATAGCAAGACTTACGACAATCAGTTTGATGTTGAGTCTGTAGACTGGGAGACTGAGTTCGCTAATCCTTATTTGGCTAAGTCAAGCAAGGATTGGGTTAAGGAAATCGTTAACAAGGAATTTCTCGATGAATACAAAAAAACATAAAGAAAATCTCGCCTTGAAATTGGCGAAGGACAACATCGAAGTCGAACAGGTGAAGCCGTTGCATATAGAATACGTAAAGATTGATGCCATTTACCCAAATGACTATAATCCGAACACGCATGATGCAGACAGTTTCGACCTTCTCGTCAAATCGTTGCTTTATTTCGGTTTTACTCAGCCTATCGTTGTCAACCGGCCCACTATGCAGATTGTAGACGGCGAGAATAGGTACCGTGCCGCTTGCGTCATCGGGTACGAAATGGTTCCTGTATGCTTTGTGGATTTCAATGAAGAGAAACTGAGATACGCAACAATTATGCACAATGCAGCCCGCGGTCACAACAACAATGAAATGATGGGCAGGCTTAAGGATTACCTTGACACCCATTTCAGTAATTCCAGCGACAAGGTATTATTAAACAATAGAAATAAGAAATGATATTTTACAGTGACAAAAACGTTTACGAGGCAGCTCTTGAAAGATTCAGATATATCTTTCGGGAGTTTTATGGTAAGCGTAAGATTGTCGTGACGATGTCGGGAGGAAAGGACTCTACCGTGGTTCTCAACCTTGCGCACGAGGTTATGAAGGAGATGGGAATTGAAAAGATTCCAGTCCTCTTCCTAGACCAAGAGGCAGAGACTCCAATGACTATCGAGTATATACGATACATCATGCACTTGCCGTGGGTTGAGCCGTATTGGATTCAGTCATACTTCTAGGAATGGAATGCCTCAAAGGGAGAATGGTTCAATGTATGGGGACCGGGAGAAAAATGGATTCGTGAGAAGGAACCAGATTCTTATGGAGATTTGGAGATTCCGCACAATCAGTATTTCTCCAAAACCCTTGATCAGGTACACAGAATGCTATTTGGTAAAGACTATCTGGCTTTGGGCGGTGTTCGCATCGAGGAGTCTCCGGCACGTTTGTTGGGTCTTACTAGAGGCGAGTGCCTTCCAGGTATTACGTGGGGACGTGGTGGCGGATATTATAAAGACGGCACGCCGAGAAGTCTGGTGCTCTACCCTATTTGGGATTGGAAGGTTTATGATGTATGGTATTACATCTTAAGCAACAAGCTTCCGTACTGCAAGCTCTATAACTATCAGTTCACGCAGAAGCCGCTGAGAGCGTGCCGAGTTAGTTCCCTCATTCATGAGCAGGCTATCAGAGACTTAGGTTTCATCAAGGAGGTTGATCCATGGTTCTACGACAAGCTGGTGAGAAGAGTGGCAAACGTCAATACATCTGTACACGTCTTTAACGAATTGGAAAAATACTGCTACAACTTGCCATCTTATTTCAAGGATTGGGACGAATATGTTGACTATCTTGCAGATAATCTTTGTGAAGAAAAGAAGAATGCGGAGACTATCAAGAAAGGCTACCGTTCCGCCAAGAAGAGAAATGTAGCTAAAGCCGGTCATTGCCAGGAGTGCATTGATTACGTAATACATCAGATTGGTTATACCAGCGCTGTCTGCGTCATTGCGGAAGATTTTGGAATGAAGCGCATTCAGAGCGTAGAGCGTTCTTTGCGTCAGTATTTGAGCGACAATTATGTTAAAATAGAAAAAGCTAATAAGGAATATGAATCTTCAAGAGAACATCAAGAAGGAGTTTGATGCTGCCAAGGATAAGGTGCAGTTTTTGAACGACCTCAGAAAGTATATCAGTTCCTTATCTCCGGAGAACGTCAATCCTGTAGATTGCGTACTTTGGGTTGACAAGGATATGGTTGTAGCAAACAACTACAACCCTAACCATGTGGCAGATAAGGAAATGCGTCTTCTCTATACATCCGTGAGGGAAGACGGTTACACAATGCCTATCGTTACCATTTGGGACGAGAAGCTGCAGAAGTATGTAATCATCGACGGTTTCCACAGAAACCTCGTTATTCGCAAGTTTGCGGACATCAATGAGCGATGTGGCGGAAAGCTACCGATTGTAGTCCTAGACAAGGACATCGACCAGCGTATGGCATCAACCGTAAGACACAATCGTGCCCGTGGAAGTCACTCTGTAGATGGAATGGTAAACATCGTTTTCAATATGCTCAGAGATGGTGTGTCTGAGCGTGAGATTTGCGAAAAGGTAGGTCTGGAGCAGAAAGAGCTTGTAAAGCTTAAGTATGTTACCGGTTTTGCCAAGATTTTCAAGAACTATAAGTATAACGCGGCTATCGAAAAAGTCGTTGACGAAAGACGCGTAGCTAGAGAAACCGCTAAGAAAAAGGAGGAAGAAAAGAAATGAAAGTTAAATCAGTAAAACTTAGTGAAATCTTTCCTTACTACGACAACCCTAGAGACAACTCGAATGCTGTTGAACCCACTAAGGAAAGTATCAAGAGATTTGGGTATGTTAAACCCATTCTTGTAGACAAGGCAGGCGTTATCATCGCTGGGCACACGCGCTATTTGGCTGCTTTTCAGTTAGGCATGGAGTTCGTACCAGTCGTGTATTCAGACATGGACGATGAAAAGGCTAAGAAATATCGCATTCTGGACAATAAGCTTGCCGAGAAATCATCGTTCGACGAGGATCAGCTATTAGAAGAGTTGAGGAGCATGGAAGAGCCTTCAGAAATGCAAGCTTTCTTCTTTGAGGACATCAGTCAAATGTTAAGTTTCTCTCTTGACAGCATTAATCAACAGGCCGAAGAGTATGGAGGATTCCAAGAGGACTATTCACAGGTTGAGGGTGAGAACTTCGAAGCTCCAACTGTGGATAGTGACGAAACAAATGAAGGAGATACGTCAGACGAAGAGGAAGATCCCGCAAAGGATCTATTCGTTCTAAAGGAGCGTGAGGACGGAAGCCACTACATGAAGGTAGTATGTCCTTATTGTGGCAATGTAGAAACCATAGAGATTGAGGAGGTTTAATTATGGCAGATATTAAAATTAATGACAAGATTATCGAATTGCCTATTAACAGCGTCGTGCCCCACGATGGGTCGCATAAGACTAACGAGGCTTCGGTTCAGGCACTCATTCAGTCCATTAAGGATTTCGGCATAACACAGCCAATTTCTGTTGATAAGAACAATGTTATTGTAACAGGAAATGGCGTTTACAAAGCTGCTAAGACATTGGGATTTGACACAGTGCCATGTATTCGCCTCGACTATTTGACTGATGAACAAATTCAGCAGTATAGAATTGCTGACGACAAAACATCAGAGTTCGCTACTTGGAACGAGAAGAAGTTGCGAAAGGAACTATCTTATCTCGGAGACCCTAATAGCATACAATTTGCTTTCGACGAGAGCATAGTTGGTATGTTGGGGCTGAACGCTAAGCCCAAGAACCAGAAGCCTCCCACTGCGCCCGCTAAGGATGAGACCAACCACACAACCAAGAAGGTGATCACCGAAGCTCAGAAAGACCAAAAGTTTAAGCAAGATCTGAAAGGCGTCGAAGAAGGTATTCTAGTAAAACCTTCTGAGTATTACGAATATTATTGTTCTAAGTGTGGAAAACTAGTTAAAGTCAAGAAATCATGAGTCAAGAGTCATCACAAGCGGAGTCTCCTAAGTCTTTCGTGCATAGAATTCCGAGCCCAGTTGGCAGGCCTTACAAGATCAAGTCAGCCCAGGAACTTTGGGACAAGTTCGTTGCTTACTGCGATGATGTTGAAAGCAACCCATGGCAACAAAAGACAGGAAGTAATTCAATCGCAGGAGGCGGGGGAAAGTCGAGCAATTCCATGAGGCAAGAGGTGCGAGTCTTTCCAAGGGCTTATACTTTGTATGGTTTCTGTGCCTTCTGTGGCATTGTCCAAAAATGGGCGGATTTCAAGAGAGGAAACATCAAACGAGCGGGATTTGAACAGGTTATCAACCAGATTGAGAATGTCGTTTGCTCGCAACAGTTGGACGGTGCCTTGCTTCATCAGTTTGACGGCAGCATAGTTGCTCGACTTAACGGATTAGCAGACAAGCATATTCAAGAAGTTACAGGCAAGGATGGAGAGGACTTCAAGTTTCCTAAGCTATCCTTGGACGATATTAAAGAATTACAGAAGTTAAATGGATTTTGAGACACAACGCTTTCTCCATAAGCAGTTAGTGGCATCGTCACTTCTGCAATTCACTACAAAGATGTTCGCCTACACAACTCAACGCGAGTATGTTGTAGGCGAACATCATAGAATTATATGCGATGCCTTGATGGATGTTATTAAAGGCAATACAAACAAGTTAATTATCAACATAGCACCTCGTTATGGCAAGACGGCCCTTTGTTCTCAAATGTTCATCGCTTATGGTCTAGCCTTGAACCCAGCTTCCAAATTTTTACATATTTCCTATTCCGGAAGTTTAGTACAAGATAATTCAGTCGCTGTGAAGGACACCATCACATCCTCGTATTTTCAAACTTTATTCCCAGAGGTGCAGATACGAAAAAACGATAACACGCGCGCAAAATGGAGCACAACAAGAGGAGGAGGTGAGTACGCCACTTCAACACTAGGCCAGATTACTGGCTTTGGAGCCGGCCAGCCCGACTGGACCGAAGAGGAAATAAAGAATATGGATAAGTTCATGTCCACCTATAACCCAGGGCGTTTCTCCGGGGCTATAGTTATTGACGACCCATTGCGACCAGACGACGCCTTGTCTGATAATGTCCGAGAATCCATTAACAGGCGGTTCGAGACCACGATTCGCAACCGTGTGAACTCCCGTCATACCCCCATCGTAATAATCATGCAGCGGCTGCATGAACATGACCTCTGTGGCTACCTTCAAGAAATTGAGCCTAATGACTGGAGGGTAGTCTCAATACCCGTCATCCAACAAAATGAAGACGGATCAGAGAGTGCTTTGTGGCCGTGGAAGCACACCCTAGAAGAACTTTATAAAATCAAACATACAAGCGAGTTTGTCTTTGAAACACAGTATATGCAGAACCCGACTCCAATGGAGGGCCTCATGTACCACGCCTTCAGAACTTACGACGTTTTACCCGATAGGCGCAAGGCGCGCATGATAGGCAACTACACAGACTCTGCAGATACAGGCTTCGATTTCTTGTGCTCTATTTGCTTTGATGCACATGACGATGGCTATTATGTCACTGATGTGCTCTATACCAAAAGACCTATGGAGTTTACCGAACCCGCACAAGCCAACATGCTTAAACGAAATCAAACGGACATGTGTTTTGTTGAGAGCAACAACGGCGGTCGCTCCTACGCAAGAAACGTCGAGCGAATTACTAAGGAATTCGGCAATCATAAAACTACGTTTGTCGCTTTTACGCAATCAAAAAACAAGCAGATACGTATTTTCACTCGCTCTAATGAAGTCAACAACAAATTGGTATTCCCCTCAAATTGGGAGCAACTTTGGCCAGAGTTTGCCCACGATTTAAAAGCTTATCGAAAGGAAGGATATAACGCCCACGATGATGCCCCGGATGCCGCAACAGGCATTATTGAAAAATGCGAGGAGTGGCTTAACAATGCTACAGACACACAACTCTTCCGTGGAGGATTCTTGTAATTTCTTTTCTAATATTTTAGATAGGCGTTTGCTCGCGAGAGTAGGCGCCTTAACTATTTGAATACCAGAGTGTTATAATTTGGTATTTTTAACTAAACTTTCCTTTGGTATATTTGCATATATCAAAGAAAAGTAGTACCTTTGCATATAGATAAAAGGTAGTACTTTTGACTATTCAGGAGCCTACCTTACAAGTTGAACCAATTAAAATTATAAAGATTATGGGTACTTTGTTAGTTACATTCTACAAGGAAGTGTTTCACGGTATGGATGACAAGACCTTAGAAAAGGTTGAGTTCGAACATAAGAAGGACGTGAGCAAGAGTGATTATGAGAACATGATAGACGCTTACGACATTGCGGTAAGCAGAGGTCACAACCCTAGTAAGAATATTTCAATAAAGGAGGTTTAGTTATGGACGGTATTTTTGAAACAAAGCTTCTCAAATACAAGAAGCACATCATCCAGGTTTTTGAGGATATGTTCGGTCAGAGATACATCTATATCGACGGCAAGACGCAGACTTATTCTATTAACAATGCAAAGAGAATGATTAGCCTATGTTGTCAACAGTAATATTCACGGATGGCGCCCAGAAGAATGTGGAGCCATCCAACGGGACGGATTTCTCATTGGAGGAGTTGAGAGGATTTGTTGGTGGACACATCGAGTTGGTCCGACTCAGCAAGTCGCAGGTAATGGTAGTTAATGAGGAAGGCAAGGTTTACGACCTTCCTCAGAACGAGAACGCAACGATGCTTGTGAATATTGCAGGTATCAGAGATGTAATAGTAGGTAATGTATTAGTTTGTGACATTAATAAAATCAAGTAATATGGATAAGAGCGAATTGATTCAGTTCCTTATAGAAGAGGCAGAGTATAGCGAGCGCGAAGTAGCCAATATGACCAACACAGAGTTGCTTGACCATTGGCTGGAGTACTATGGGATTTGTGGATGGACAGACGACATTAAGGATGTTGTGAGAGCCGCTTTTGATGTAGATTTGGAGGACTAGCCATGTACAAAGAGAATATAGGAACTGACAGATATGGGCACACGATGCGCCTATATCACTCCTGCAACACGGTATATTGCGACCACGTCAAGAACGACAATGTAGTCAGGACAAATCAGATTAAGGTAGATAACGACATCATCTTAATGTTCAGTGCTTCACACACAAGCGGAGCCTACATTTATGATGAGATTTACAGAAGATATGGGAAATGGCTATGAAACCAATGCTAGCAACAAGATATTATCCGTTGCAGACGAAGTACCCTTGCTTCGTTCAGCCTAAGTACGACGGAGTCCGCTGCATCCTCCATGAGAGAGAAGACGGCGAGGTTCACCTCACATCAAGAGGCGGCAAGGAATATGATGTTCCTCAGATTAAGGCCTGGGGAGAGAAACACCGCAGCATGCTTCCCTTGGACGGAGAGATATACAATCACCAGGAGTTGACGTTCCAGCAGATATGTTCTGCCGTCAAATGCCGCTCTTCCATGACCGACAAACTACGTATGGTTATCTACGATGCACAGATATCAGGAAGTTTTTCTGTCAGATGGAAACTTCTGCAGAAGGAATTTGCTTCTATTGATCCAAACGGATCGGTGTATCTTACGCAGACTTTCGTTGCTCATTCAGAGAAGGACATCAAGCGATGGCACAAGATATTCGTTTCCACAGGCTACGAGGGTGCCATTATCAGAAATGCAGATGGAACCTATACCGAGGGCAGAAGCAATGACCTTATGAAGCTGAAATTGTTCGACACGACGGAGTTCAAGGTGGTCGATGTTTTGGAAGCGGAGGGCAATGATGCAGGTACCGCTATATTCAAACTGAAATGTGGAGAGTACGAGTTCTGTGCCCGCCCGGTAGGTTCAAGGTCGCTCAGAGCTCAATACTTAGCCGACAAGGAAGAGTTGATAGGTATGGCGGCAACTGTTCAGCATCAAGGGTATTCTGACGCTGGAGTGCCGAGATTTCCTGTATTGTTGAACGTTAGGGATTACGAGTAATGGCAGCATTAAATATTAACGAGTATTACGGCTGCTTCTCTTGCGAGGCTGCTGACGAGCACGGAAATGGTTGCAGGAACGGTCTGCTGTTCCCGGTACTGCTTGCGATGGGAAACAAGAGAAGCTGCCCAAACTATAAATTCGAGGAGAAATAACTATGGAAGTAAAGGTTAAGATTAAGAGAAATTATGAGCCAAAGTCAACTCTTGCTGTTCTCATTAACTATAAGAGAGGGCTGCAGAGATTGGTAAAATTCATATACCCGGATGATTGGGATATTGACAAACTCGATTTGTACATCAATTCACACAGCGAGTTCAATGTAAGAAATGTGCGTTTTTCAGAGGACATCAGCATGATGCGTATGAAAGATAATCTAGAGGAAATCAAGAAGCTGGGCTATCGCGTCATTAGCTTGACACAGACGTATGGGTACATCTTAAGAAAGGATGGTAAGTTCCTGTCGTATAGCCTTGCTAGATACTCCTATGAGGGAGGCATCAATTTTACCTATAATTACAAGCCGTCGAGAAGCCAGGGAATTGGCTCCATCCAAGGAGACTATGAGTTCGGATATCACGAGTTCTCCAATGAAATGATTGACAAGATGATGGACCACCCGAAGCTTTACGGTAAGGTCGAGCACTACAAAGACTTCAATGAGTACTGCCAGCTGAATGCAGGGCGAGAAAAGGCACTAAAAAATTAGCTGATTTTTTTGGTTCAACACAATAAAGTACCATATGATGCGTTATTAATCTGAAAACGGATTGTTAACTAAAGCTTAGCTACCGGCATGACGGGCGCATCATATGGGAATATTTATTTTTATGGTTGTGCTAATCATAGTTGCAGCCATTTTCCAAGTATGTTGGGAGAGCAACCAAACAAAAAATCAAGGGAAGGAACTTGAAGAAATAATCAATTCGGTATCAGACTTTACACCTACAAATAAAGTCATTGGTATAAACAATCAATTTGTTTTTATGGTCGATAATAATAGAAAGAAGATTTTCTATTCAAATCATATCACACAAAAGACCATTTCTTATAATGACATTATTAAGGTAGAGGTGATAGATAACGGAAAGACGATTCATCAGAAATCAACAATTCGCACTATTGGTGGAGCCATCGTCGGTGGAGCTGTTGCTGGAAGTGCAGGAGCTATAGTCGGAGGATTATCTGGTGGAAGCAAGCAAGCTTCTGTGGTATCTCTGGTTCAAGTTAAGATTTTGCTTATAGATGTAAATTCTCCTTCATTACTTATAAACACTTTCAACGCAAGAAACATGACTGTAGAAGGAAAGCCTATCAAGAGTAACGGAACTGAAGGCTACATCTATAGGAATGGACTTAAAATTGCACAGGAAATTGCAGATATCGTAAATGTAATCATCGATGAGGTTGATAGATGCAGTGGTAACGTTCAGCCAACAGAAATCAATGTCGAGCATCCACGAGAGGATGATTTGGACTCTGTGCTGAGAGAGATGGTACAATCGAAGAAAGTTATTCAAGCTGTTAAGTTATATATGGATGAGAAGGGCGTTGGATTAGCTGAATCCAAGAAACATATAGATGACTTGTAACCAGTTGATTTACATCGAATTAAGTTTATATTTTGGTTAAAAGATTTGTATTTATAAAAAAATATTACCTTTGCAGCGGTAAAGGAGAAAGAAAAGGATTGGACTATCCACCATATGGAATACCCAATCCTTCTTTATTATTTAGAAAGTTTCATTTTATTCTTTAGTTTCACTATATAAAAATCTTGCTCCAAATTATTTTTCCACTTGACTATTTCACTTACAAAATATTCATTATCTTTAGAACATAAGATTTCCCTTTCATTTGGATGAATAGAAATATGAGCAATACTTGTTCCCAGTTGGGCATCATCAGTTTCGAATATAATCCGCAAAGGAGTTTTAGGATTAGGGAAAGTATATCCCTCGGCCACAGCCTTGCTTGTACTCCAACTAGAAATTCCATTCATATTTAAAGTAGTACCATTTTTGCTCTTTTCATACAATTCATCTAAGTAGCTTTCAGAGACATGCATTCCTCGATACGTTGTTCCGCCATTCCATTTAGGGGACTTAGTGATGAACTCCTCACAAGCATCGACCCTCTCCTTCCATTCTTTTACGCTGTGCCGCAAATCCCAGATGTCAGAACCTCCCATTTGAACGGTTCTCATATCTTGGTACGCTCCGAACGAGAAGTCTCTGATGCTTTCATACATGAAGTCTGCTTTTTCCGCCGAGACCCCTGTTTGTTTCATGATTTCATCAACGGCCTCTTTTTATCCATTCTCTCATATTCGCTTTTTTGTTGTTTATTGTTTCCAGGCATCAGTTTTTCTTTTTCTACCTTTTCATTAAAATATTTCTTGTTTTTAGAGTAGAAAACAGGTTTGTTCTCTGCTATCTTTTGTTTATTGTCATCTACCCAAGCCTTAAAATTATGTGGAACATCAATCTGTTTATCATTTCTTTTTTTCGCCCAAAACTCTTCCTCGCTCATGATCACAGGGACAGCATAGCACATGCAATTCACGTGCCATCCGGTCCAATAGAAATCACTTGGATAGACACCTGCAAGCAAATCACACATATCGTGCTTATGACTTGGGTTGTTGGTAGTCTTTATCTCCTTGCCTTTAATGTAGTCCATCCTAGCCCATCTTTCCTGCTCGGCAGAACGGTAGGCCATGTTTATCTCGTTACGTGCCAGGCGCACGCTTCTGTACTCACAGTTCTGAATAGTGATAGCCTTACCGAACTTTTTCTTGTAGTCTTTTGCTAGAGACGGATAATCATTGAGATACTTGCTTACTTTTTTGCTCAGCTTGACGGCGCTTATTCCCTTTTCGATACCTGTGGATAGGCATTTTTCCAGAGCCTCCTTCACATCACTCCTTTGATTCCAGATACGCTGTGAGAGATTGAGGCCTTTCACCTTTCGTTCGACGAAAGCCTTCTTCGCTGCATTGTTATGCTCATAGTAAGCTTTCTTCTTAGCCTCTCCAACCTTACGCGTAAATGACATGATCACACGTTTGGCCAACAAATCTTGAAGAGTATTGCTATTCTTCCATTCAGATGATATGCCGCTGTAAACTAACGCTTGCATATTATTTGAATAATAGTCAAGCAGAGATTCCACTTTCTTTGAAGTGCGTGGAAAGGACGCAAAAGAGAATTCGCCCTCTCCGTTAAAATTTGTGGATAGAGCGATTTTTGAAGCCTCTTTGGCAAGTTCCGCATAAATCAAAAGGATCTTCTTTGTGTATCCATTTAAACGCTTACCAAGGTCTCTATATGCTTTTTTCTGATTAGGAATTCTTGGTTTCATGAATTTCGCAATTTGAAGTGTTTACAGCATTCCCAGTTCAACAATTTGCTGAATTCAAAGAAATCGCATTTGCATAAAATAGGGTTTCCCTTTAGATCCATGCTATGGAAGTTCTTTGCATAGGAACACTCGCGACAGAAATGCCGAACGAATTCACCTTTCTTCCTCATTATTCTTCAGAGAACAAGTTTGACATATTCGCAGCACTTCTCTGTGCCTCCATCTCATCCTCCTGTTGTATTTCATCATAGCTTGCGTCTGGATCATCAGAAACACCAGAACGTCTGATTGACTCTTTCTGGCTCACAAGAGGCTTACCACCATTAGCTTTTTGCCATTTATCAATCTGCGTCGTTTCATCTTCCTGAATAAACGGAGTCATCACATGCTCTATCGAGATTTCCTCCATTCTATTAGCCCACTTTGTATTCATCTTAGCAAGAAAAGCTTTGATAACATTTGCCTCTCTCTCAAATCCTTCTATCCAAGGCCCAGCTTCTTCACCTATTTTCAAGTGAGCGTCCATAAGTAAAGTTTTACGAGAATCATAGCCTATATTACCAAGCGACTTCATGTTCTCAAAGCTAATATCTGGCATTTGTGACTGCATAAAATACAGTTTCACTAATGTTTCGACATGATACTTTAAGGCCTCGATAGCTTGTTGCCAAGACACATAGTTAACATCACCACCATTGTCTACGCGGAAAACACGCTGAGTTGCGCCTTTCTTCTCTTGCCCAATGATAGAACCTACAACCTTCAATACAGGAGCGGAATTATAAGCGATCACATCGCTATTTCTTGAAATAGTGTACTCAATATTCTCTCGTATAGGTTTTAACCCCTCCCAGCATGGTTCGTGACGATGCCAAAACACTGCGGGGATTTTGCCAATACTTATTTCATTATCACCAGTAGTTTGCCAACCGGCATTTTTATCATTGGAAGAAAGATTCCATTTGTAATGATGGTCAGCCGTATATGTCTCAAAGAAAGTAAATTCCTCATCCGCTATCTTACGCTTATATTCAAAAGAGAGTGCAAGCAAGTCACCATACTCATCAAAGTAGGGATAAATGTCCACTCCATCCATCGGAGAAAACGTCTTGCACTTTAACTTGTATTGGCTATCAAAACCATACAGCTTATTTGGTTTCTTCTGTGCATACCATAATGTAAACATTTGGCATGACGCATAATAACACTTAGCACGATGCATGTTTTCTGAGTTGATATGCGCATTTTTGTAAATCTTCTCTATAGCCTTCACGATTGACTTTAACTCTTCATCATTAGAGTCATACGTGTAAACTCGTTTAACAGGGATCGCAACCGAAAATTCCGAAATTCTTCTTGTCAAAAGTTTCTCTAAGCCAACAGCTAGACGAGCGGCCCGTTCTATGGTCCCATCGTCGAGAACTTTGTCAGGTCGTCCAATTTTATCTTCAACAATCTCATGCAACTTAGGCTCGTATTCTCTCAAGAGTACGCTCCAGCTCGGAATGTCTAATGTTCGTTGTTTCAGTTGTCCGATAACACTTTCGACATCCTTTTCCTCGAATAGTTTTTTGAAATCAATCATAAATCATAAATTAAAGAAACAAAAGCAAAGATATTGATATATATCTGTATGTAATAGATATTTTAGTATTTTTAACTAAACTTTTCTTTGGTATATTTGCATATATCAAAGAAAAGTAGTATCTTTGCATATAGAAAAGGTGGTGAGATTGACTAAATCAGGAGCCTACCTTACAAGTCGAACCAATTAAAAATTAAAGAACATGAAGACAAAGGATCTCAGCAGCAGCTTAATCGGCAAGAGAGTAAGAGGAGAATTCACTGGTGTCGCCTATGAGGGAACAATCATTGGAATTATTGAGATTAGCGACCCTATTCTCAACCAAGTCTGCACGAAGGGCTTGAAGATCCAACTCGACCATCCTATCCAGTGGGGTGATGATGAGTATGAAGTAGTTGAAAGCACCGCGCGAGTTATAGATGACTGGGGTAATCTCCAGCACACAGAACTGATTCCCCAAAACCATGAAGAGTAAGTATAGAGTCACCTTCTACAAGGAGGTTTCATGTGGAATGAGGGATTCCAAGTTGGAGAAAGTTTCATTTATCTGTAATTGTGTATCAATGTTCGAAGCATATGACGAAGCCATCATGAGATTGCATAACCCATTCAAAAGAATTGTAATAGAAAGTATATGAAAAAGGCAAAGATCCAAGTAACAGTAAAAACCTATTTCAAGGATGGTCATTTTCGTAATAACAGAGTTGAATTGACCATACCGGAAGAGGCAGCAAAGATGATCAGCAACGCATGGTCAACCTTATCCAAGGAGTCAAGTTTCCTCGCCAAGAACCAATCAGCAGACTGCTTTGTAGAAGTAGGCGGAGAGGTGATCGCAGGAATTTCGCAGATGCCAACAAGACACACAGTTGACGAGATCTGGGAGATTGAAAGGAAAGATGAGGAGGAAGAAGAATGAAAGACTTTGGAATTTACACAGATTGCTATAATTCGATCATAGCAGACTTGGATAGCGGAAAATTCCTGCCTAACCCGAAAGCTATACGAAAGCAGATCTTGGATGCCAAGAAAGCTATCAAGGCCTTGACTGAGGGTTCAGCGTTTTGCCGGGATCTCCAGATGTTAGAGAAGACAGAACGAAGAATCCAAGAGGAAAAAGACAAGTTGCGTGCAATGAATGCAGTCAACGAGTACATCAAAAAGAAGTATAACCTATAACACATAGAAGATGGGAAAGATTATCACAGGTTACAAGGGGTTTGATCGGGACTGGAAATGCCGTGACTTTCAGTACGAGGTCGGCAAGACGTATGAGATTGATGGCAAGCCGAAGCTCTGCGAGCGTGGCTTCCACTTCTGCACCTCGCCTTTGGCGGTGTTCAAGTACTACGCTCCGACTAATCGTTTCGCCATAGTTGAGGCCGACGAGGACGATGTTATCTACGACACCGCCAACAACTCTCACAAGGCCGTTGCAAGACGGATAAAAATCGTCAAAGAGATAACGTTGGATGAAATCATTAGCCTTCAAATAGACTTTTCATCGAAGATGAAGCTGTCAGTAGAAGGAAGAAAAATTAGCTACCTTGGATGTGAGAATTTACAATGGGAAGGGAGTTCGTCGACGAATATGGGAGATTCCTCCATCGTAGGCGTTGTTGAAGGCTCTGACTATTGCGTTTCAGTCGATGGAGACTATGCAGTGTCGGTATCGGCAAACTCCATTCAATCCATTGAGTCGTGTGATGGTATGAGCACGTTGGCAGCGACAACGGGTAGCTGCTCCGTTGCGCAAGCGGATGGCGTGTGCGCAGCAGCCGTGGCGACACAACATTCTTCGTTGGCGATTTCGGAAGGGAATGAGGCGGTAGCGGTGGCGACAGATGACGAATCCATCGCTGTCGCTTGTTATAGATCTTCGGCTATATGTACGGGGTTCTGCTCGGTGGCAATATCGAAGGAAAAAAATGCGCTTGCCGTTGCGGCAGGTAGTGGGTGTATGGCCTCGGGCGTTCTCGGCAGTTGGCTCGTCCTTGTTGATAGGAAATATACGAAGATTTGTGATGTTCGTGTGGTCAGGGTGGACGGCAAGGACATCAAGGAAGGCGTGAGGTACGAATTGGTTGACGGGAAAATTCAGAAAGCATGAAAGCAAAAGTAGTAGTAAAAGACTTAGAGAATACATTAAGCAAAAAGGGTGTCCCTGAGAATCGGCAAAACAAGATCATCGGACGCTTACAGGTAAACGGTTGCTTAATAGCAATGGTGTCCGATGTGCTTGACAGCTTGATCAACGACGAAGAAGCATTATTGCGATACTTAGAGTTGAAATACAAGCATGAGCAAAAATACCATAAGGCTCAGATGACCAAAGCGGCAAAGGATTTTTCCTACCACATGAAGGAGTTCACTAAAAATTTCTTCGGTGATGAGATTATACAGGAGAATCTGGAAGATAACGCACAAGACCTATACGACATCATCAAGTTGATAGCCGATCACACCGATAGTCACAAGGATATGGAGACCATCAAAAGAAACCTTCGAAAGCGTAAGCTCAATCATCATATATTTAACGAGAATTAAAAAACACATACCATGGAACAGAAAATCACTATCGACTTTGTAGACAATGCTACCACACGAGAGGCATTGCGGTACATCCATCGTTTCACACTTGTTATCATGCGTAACCTGTTCAAAACTATAGACAGCGCTGCACACAGATGGCCATGGCAGCTCTCGGGCATTGTTCTTGCTGCATGCGTCATCATTGGTTACGTGCTTGTCGGTCAGGCGAGAGCGGAACGTGATTACTACAACAAGGAGAACTATCAGCTCACACAGGAGCTAAGCAAGTACAAGGCTGCGGTCGAAGAAGTAGGAGTAAGGAAGCCATGAGTTTTCATAAACCACACACTTGCGAACACTGCCTTATGTACGACCAAGTGGCAGGAGAGTGCAAGGAACAGGCATCACCTAATTGGGGGGGGCGAATATCGCCATTCACTCCTGCTTGCCAGTGCTACATTTCTACTATGGCCGTGTATGCTAACAAAAACAGAGCAAAGCGATGGCGCAAGGTACGCACACTGGATGATATGTGCGACCCAACCGCAAGGCTTTATTAGCTCTCAAATAACTAATAAAAATAACTATGACAAGAGAAGAATTGAAAAAAGCCATGCCCATCCTTACGGCATTTGTCGAGGGTAAGACCATCCAAAGCTATGACCACAACACTGGGAAATGGAAGGACGAGGCAGAACAGCTCACCACGGCTGATTTATTTGATTGGCCATCGGATTTCCGTATCAAGCCCGAGCCGACATATCGCCCATTTAAGGACGGGGATGAGTGTTGGGAGATCGTTCAGAAGGAGGGGTTCGATTGGGTTAAGATCAAGGGCGACCCGACGAATCTTAGCGTCGGAATTGCCGTTGTCAACGAGTGCGACATTTTCCTGTCAGGTGCATACTCCGAGAAAGGTATTGGCTACGAGGAGGCATTTGAGAAGCTAACATTTGTTGACGGAACACCGTTCGGAATGAAGGAGGATGAGTGATGTTGGTAAGATTGAAAGAACATAAAGTTGGGGATAAGCAGTGTATCTTATGGGATCAACAGTTCGTTTACCTACAAGTTACAGAGGTTCCAAGTGGGGATTGCCAAAGAAAGTGTAACAACTGTTTCTATCATGGTAAATTCCTCACAACAGGGTGTGAAGCCCCTCCCTGTATGGATTTTGAGCGTTCTGACCATAAAAATGTAATTTATAAAGAAATAAATGAGTAAAGTATATAAGTACATTATCAAAAACGCGGATGGAAGCGAGCAAAGCGAAATGCAAGCCATCCACAAATCACGCAAAGAAGCCGGGGAAACCTTGATGGACTACATTTGCGACCACAACGAAGATTTGGACGTTGACGATGACGATTATTTGTCGCCGTTTGATTTCGCCCTTGAAGAAGTTGAATGCAAGGAAGTGAACGAAGTAATCACGGACTTTGAGAGCGCAAGAAAAGCCCTTGGTGGCAAGCCGAACGCGGACTTTACCGTTGCAAAGAAGATTCTTTCCGGAAACGTTGTCCAACTTGAAGATGTCGCAAGACTTGTGACCGACATCAACCCCAAGCACATTGAAGCGTTGATTGCCTTAAACAAGTTGTTCACCATCGCACAGGCATGGAACAAGGAAGATGGCTTTGTACCCGATTTCTCGGATTGGAAACAAGACAAGTGGTTTCCTTGGTTCGTGTATGACAAGGATGCTGCGGGGTTCGTGTTTGCGGCTGCGAATAGCGCGCCTTCGGGTGCGTATGCGTATATCGGTTCTCGTCTTTGCTTCAAATCGTCCGCGCGCGCCGCGCAATTCGGCAAGCAATTCGCCGACCTTTACAACAAGGTTTTCTTGTAAATAAAAAGCAAGAACATATTATGGAGAAGAACATAAATAAGATAGGATGCACTCCTAATAAGTGTGAGGAAGGCGTTGTAAAAAGTTTGCTTCAAATGTGCAAAGACACTAATTCTGTTACCTTATTCAAAATGACCCTCGATGGTGACTATGAGGTGTGCATGACGGTACGCAAGAAGGGAGTTGTTGCCGCTGATGAGTTTACCCTCTCTCAGTTTAAGGCCATTAAGGCTATGGCTACCGAAATGAAGGCTAAGGCACGTGAGGAGGAACAGGAATTATATCAGGACATCATCGAGAAGTGTAACCTCAACATTGCTGGTTTAACACACGATGATGCGGATTAGTAACTAACTGCTCTCTCTATGTGACAGGTGGAGAGGAAATGAAAAGAATAGATTATGACAAAAGAAGATTTACAAAGAGCAAAAGATATTGAGTGGATTTTGCCCAATGTCAAAAAGCTGATTACTCCAGACATGTTGTCGGGCCCAACTGCTGGAGAGAGTCTGAAAATATTGTTTACAAACGACGATGTGTTTAAGAGAGACTTTATCCATTTGGTTAAAAACGCCCAAACGAGGCTGGAGAAAGAATTTCAAGAGCTATGACACAAGAGCAATTAGAACAGGAACTCCTTAATGTTGCCTCGGCAAGGCAGCAAGGAGAGAAGAAGGACGGCAGATTGACGAGCGACTTGGTGCAAGAATATATTTCCGCAATGATGCAGCGAGAGAACGTTAACAAGAAACAGAACAATGAGTAACGAAAAAGCAGTAAACGAGATTATAGCCATACAAGACTATATCTCAAAGCACGCAGGAGATCACTCACTACAAATGAGCGAGTTGAGCAAGTGGATGGATAATCTCCGAATAGAATTAACTACCAAGACAACAGTTTGGTTGGCAGTTGACAATGAAGGAACAGAGATTATCTTCCAGAGCAAGCCCCAAAGGGGAAGGTTCTTCAATCTTTGGGTCCCAAAAGAGGACCGTGAAGGATTCTCCATAACAGTTCCACAAGGAACAATCAAGAAGCTGATAGGCAGAGACCTCACTTGGGAAGATGAGCCCGTAGAGTACAAGTAATTTTTAGACAGAAAAAAATGGTAGAAAAGAAAAATGACGTGCGAATAATCCGTGAGGGTGGCCAGTATCATGTGTTCGCCGGTACTGCCGATGTGTGGCTCAGCCGAAGGCAGTTGGAACGCCTACATGATGAGGTTCGCAAGCAGTTGGCCGAGTAGGCTAACAAAATATCTTATAAAAAATATGAAGCATGAATAAGCAAAACGACAAGGCAGCGCATGATTTCGAGGCCATAAGGCAAGATGCAACTGCCGCCAATATGCCAATAGACCTTCGGAGAGTGCAACAGTATTCAGCTTACCTCCAAGGGGCGAGGGCGGCTGCGGAGGCTTTCGTGAAGTGCTTCCCGAAAATCACAAAAGGAAAAGACGCCCCTTACAACAATGCTATCATAGAGCTTGCCATTTCGTCAAAGCGAAATATGGATTTGTTTCTTACCGGCGAATACGAAATTCGATTTCGCAACCACAAGAACGACCGAAGAGGCAAGTGTATAGAATGTGAAGCCTATTTCGCAAGATTAACAACAACAATAGAAGAAGTAAGATGAGAAGAAGAGGGTGCATTTACGAAGAGGAGCAGCACAACTACAAGGGGCGGCGGCGTTCTTCGTGAGCGCAAGGAAGACTCGTGAAAGGCGTGGGATGGGTAAGCCAGACACGCCGTAGATGGGTGGCCGAAATATCATATCACGGTAAGCGTTTCCGTTTCCGCTCAACAGACTTCGATAACGTCAGGAGCTGGCTCAATTCCATGTCCGACAGATACAGCGACTAACAACAAAAACATCATAACATTCAATTATGTCAAACGAATTTTATATTTTCGGAGGAAAGTTCCACAACACAGGAGCGAACATCAAGCAGCAGAACATCATCGTACAAGATGGTGAGTCGAAGGTAAAAGAGGAGCAGCATGCAACGCCAAGGGTTGTCGTCAGGCGCGTCACATCATGGAAGGAAGTGCTCAACGCAGCACGCTTCACGCAACGCAAGCCAGAGGTTGACCATGAGCCATCCGATGAGTTCAAGCAGAAGATGATCAAGGCCGAGCATTCACCATTGCGCTGCCTCCAGTTCACCATCGACTTCTACGACATTCCATATTACACAAGCGTACACCTGTGTCGCCACGTACACGCCCAGCCGTTCGTGTCAACCTCACGTCCCGACATCAACGGGCAGATGAAGCCTCGTAACGAGCAGAAGAAGAGTGATCCTGTGAATATGCGCTTGCTCGTCAACGCCCAGGAGATTATCAATATCTCCCGTGTGCGCTTGTGCAGCAAATCGGAGGGAACTACTCGTATGCTATGGATGAAGGCAATTAGAGAGTTGGTAAAGATTGAACCATTCCTTGCGAATGCTTGTGTCCCCAACTGCCTCTATCGAGGTTTCTGCCCAGAGATTAAGCCGTGTGGTTTCTCGACAAGCGACGTAGATGCGTTTAACTTCAAAAGGAGTACGTTAGAAGAATTATAGATATAAAAGGTGCATTGAACATTCGTTGAACTTAAAAATACCTAACGATGATAAAATTAACGTTTGACCGTTTCGATTTTCTTAGTGCTGTTGAGGGCTTCGCACGTGGTAGCCATCTTCGTCAGCATGTATGGAAAGAAGTTGTGTTTAAGAACATCTACCAGATGAGTGATGATGAGCAAGACTTTTTTTGGTACATAATGCGTCGTGACTTATGGGAGTGCTATTTTGGTTTCACCAAGCACATGAATGGTACGTCGAAGCGATGTGGCTGGGACGATTATCTGCATGCCTTAGCAGCCTTGCATCGTGGAAATCGTTATGTTGTCACCTTACTGGGGGCTTCCGATCGGAAACGTCACAAGGCTCTTTGCTATAAGTATAATGATAAATATCGTCCATTAAGTGTGGGTCGTCTTTGCCGTAAGAACCAGCAATCTTTTTATAGTTATATTGACGAAAAGGACATTTTGTTGGTTGTTAAGCTCGGTAATGTTGAGAACCGTTATGTGCAGGACGTACATAAGAATTGGTTGGTCGATGATCTTGCGCTTTATGACCATCCCGAGAACATCGGATGATTGTTGTTGGATAAAAACTAATTTTCCCTAATATGAATAGAAATAAGTCCCCCCGTAAGGCTCCCTCAGTTGTTCGCAACTTTAAGAAGGCTTGCGATGATTTGGCAGAACTCGTCAACGAACAGCTTTTCGATGGTTGTCGCAAGTGGTATTGGATACGTAATGAAGTAGGTGGAGCGTGCGACTTTGAGGATACCGACGTACTGAATCCGGAGGACATGGTGCGTATCATCGAGAATGGTCTGACCTACAACGAATATGCCGAGTGGCGTGAGGCCAACCTTGCGAACGAGCGTAAGATTAACCTCCAATCGTGGCTCAAAGGCGCACGCCATTCAATGATGAAAGTTAAGAAGGCGAACAATGAGTGACTTTATAAAGATACAGGCAACGCCTGAGTTTAAGTCGAAAGTCAGTTATATAGACTACATCGTGAGTACGAGTTCCGTTATTAGTGTAGCTAAGCAGCAAGATGGCACAAGCGTCATGAGGCTAAGTTACGGACTCGTTCTCAACGTCGGAAGCCCCACGTTCGATGAGATAAGCAAACTTTTAACAGAATAAGAATATTGAATGGAAAAGAAAGTATTGACCCTCACGGTCAGCAAGCAATGGTTCGATAAAATCGTATCAGGTGAGAAGACAGAAGAGTTTCGGGAGATTAAACCATACTGGATAAAAAGATTGGTTAATCAAGATGCAGATAGCGGTTTTATAGGACTCGATGAGCATGGCATTAAAAACGTGATATATGGAGAATTGAAATATATTCCCTACACTCACGTCCTCTTCGTCAATGGCTACCGCAAGGATAGTCCACGAATTGAGAAGGAGATAGAGAGTATCACCATCGGGAAGCCTAAGAAAGGCTTGTGCCCCGATGAGTGGCTAAATACTGAGTTCTTTATCATCAAATTCAAGTAGCGTATGAAGAAGATTATATTATTATTTGTATCGGTTATATTCCTGCTCGTTTCTTGCAACGATAACAAAGGAATTAATGTTCCAACATCAGACTCTATTAATGAAATTAAAGTAGAGAAGCTGTTTGTTGTGGATGGTATAACCGTATATCGTTTCTATGATAGTGGCAGAGTGGTTTATTTTACCAACAAAAAAGGTGTGGTAAATGCTCTTCATGACGAATATGACCCTGCAACAAAAACCATAAGAACAAAGTTAGTAGAAACTTTATGTAACGAAGAATGACTATGAACAAAACAAATTTACATTCATCATTGCTTTTCTTAATGATTAAATTGGAAGAAGCAAAGAACAATTCGATGTCTGACAAGAACTTTGTTGCTGCATTGGCAGAAGTGCTCAGATATTTCCGTGACAATGGAGAGTTGAAGGCTGCTTACGAGCTTCGGAAAGAAGCTCTTGCCAATCTCAAGAACTCCTCCTGGTTTGCAACGCTTAAGGCCTGTTTGGAGACGCCAGCAAAAGACGGAACGCAATTTCCGCCCATAGATATGAAGAAGTTGGAAGCTGAGCTAATGTCTGACGAGTATGTTGATAACAAGATTAAAGAAGTTTAGGATAAAACTATGAGTAAAGGAAAACATTTTACAGAGAAAGAGATTGAGTTCATCAAGATCAACGGATTAGTGATGAGTGCATCTGAGATTGCAAAAGCTCTCGGACGTAATTATTGGGCAATTCATCGAAAGATGCAAGCATTAGGAATTTGCAAGAATCACTTGTTTACAGCCAATGACGATTTCGTCATTCGGCAGATGTATGGCAAATTTCCTGCCAAGACCATTGCCACCAAAATAGGCGTAGATGAGAATGCCATCTATAATCGATGCAAGAAATTAAAATTGAAGAAAGGAGACCTAAGATGATTTTATTAACAACTGCAATGGATAAGGAATATATCCTTATCAAGAAAAATCTTTCCGGACAGGAAGAGAATGGATGCGTGCGTGGCTTTTTAGGAAGTAGAGAAATCCTTTTAACTAAGACAGGGATAGGGAAGGTGAACGCAGCTTACGCTTGTTTGTCTTGCTTGAAGGATCACGACGACATAGAACAGGTGGTAGCTATCGGATGCGCAGGAGCTGCGAGGGAGGAGTTAAGAATCGGTCAAGTGGTAGTAGGAACACACTATTGTTACTTTGACGCATATTGCGGAGAGCCATACGCCTATGGACAAATTCAAGGTTCGCCAATATTGTTTCCGGCAAACCTGCATGGCCTCTCTGGTTTAGACAAATGTTATCTCGGGACTATTGCTTCTGGTGATTGGTTTGTCAATACAGAAGAGAAACTATTATCTATAATGAATTATCTTCCAACATCCTACAACGTTTGCGCTATTGACATGGAGTCAACGGCCCTGGCACAGGTATGTGCAAAGCGGAATATAGGATTTGCCTCTGTCCGCATAATCAGCGACAATCCTCTTAAACCCAACCAAACCCAACAATATGAGAGTTTTTGGGACGATTTGGCCGAGGAAGCATTTGATGTAGTTAGTAAAATCTTGAAGTAATGATAGCAAGTTTTCAAATAGATCACACGATATTAAAGCCGGGGCTTTATGTTTCGAGAAGAGACAAGTTGAGAACGGAAGACATCACAACCTTTGACATTCGAGTGTGCCAGCCAAACAAAGATATGATGACACCAGCCGTCGCTCATACCATAGAGCACCTAATGGCAGATTTTCTGAGGAATGATAGCCCATTTAATAACGATGTCTTGTATTTCGGTCCAATGGGTTGCTTGACTGGGTTCTACTTAATATTAAAAGGTCATTGGGATAGCAAGACCATAAAGGATGCAATTGCAGATGCCTTTTATGTCTGCTCCAAGGCGAAGGTTATTCCAGGAGCCACAGAGAGAGAATGTGGAAATTATAAATTAAACGACCTAAAAGGTGCAGTCGAGTTATGTAGGAAGTTTTCTACTTATCTTCATGAAGTAAATCATGATTGTTTGGTTTATCCCAAATAATCTTTATGTTAACATATAAAGTCTTTAGTCACAGGAGCTTTTTTATCGAAAACATTTTGTGACTAAGGACTTTTTCTTTAACTTTGCGACATACTTGATTACTTCTTCGTACTGGGAATATTTTGTTGGATTATGTTCAATTAAATATTCATTATAATGAAAAAGAAAACGAAGCTAGTATTTAATGTTCTGAAACTCAAATCAAAGGCGTTGGGGTTCAGCAAAGATGAGTTAGAGGGTATTGCAGCCGATGTAGCCAATAACTTCGAGCTCGATGAAGAAGCCTCGGACGAGGATGCAAACGCAGAGATTGAAAAGCAGGTTGACGCGGTTCTTCCTTTCCTAAAAATTGCGCAAAAGACTGCGCAGCGCACTATCCAAAATTTTAAGGATAGTGAAGATGATAACGATACCGACGACGATTCTGCAGGTACCGGTACCAAAAAAAACAATCACAAAACAGAAGAGAACGCAGAAGAGAAGGTCCCAGCATGGGCCCAAGCGCTAATCACCCAAAACAAGGCTCTTCAAACCGAAATTCTCGGTTTGAAGTCTGAGCGAGAGACTGATGGCAGACGAGCTAAGCTCAAGGCTCTTCTCAAAGACAAGGGCACTTTCGGGAAATCCGTCCTGAAGAGTTTCGACAGGATGAAGTTCGAGAATGAGTCTGAGTTTGACGACTTCTATGATGGAGTGGTTGAAGATCTGGCAGCAATTGATCAAGAGCGCGCCAACGAGGGATTGGGGAAACTTGGTGCACCAACAGGCCCAGAGTACAAGAAGGACGTCCCCGAAGTCTTAAAGGACGACGAGATTGAAGCGCTTGCCGAAACTTTGTAACACTTAATACTTAAAGTTATGTATGGCGTAAACGAAACAACTTCTTTTGATGCGGGTAAAGATTCCGTTATCATTAGGAATTACTTGAATGGCATCATGGGTGGTGTTATTCTTGACATGTCAGAGTTTGACGGAGAGTTCATTCAGTGCGGACACATTATTATTCGTGACACAAAAAGCGGAGAGTATAAGCCAATGCCTGTGTCTGGCAGCACTTATGCGTCCTTGCCCTCTAATTGCGAGTATGTTGGCGTCTGTGTGACTACCGCACCCAAGGACACTCCTCACGTTGGAGTTATGACGGCAGGAGAGGCTAATGACAAGGCTGTCCCTTATCCTGTTGACGATATTAAGGCAGCTTTAAAAACAGCCGTGCCCACGCTTCAGTGGGGTCACGACGTAATCGGTTAAGGAGGTAGAATATGCAGCAGAGTTCATTATTCCTCAAATATATTTTGAGCTTCTTCCCAATCTTAAAGACACTGATTGAGAAGATCAATGGTAAGCGTAAAAATGAGCTTACCTACTTACACAAGGACACGTCTATCCTTCGTCGAGTATATTCTCCCGACAACAAGTGGGAGGCCGACACAGTAGACACATCATACGTTGCAGCCGACTATGTGGCTGTTGACTCTCCAGTCCCCTTAAAATCTCGAGACAAGATTTCAACGGCAAGTGGCAAGTTGCCCAAGATGGGTATGAAGAAGTCCCTTAAAGAGTCTGAAATCTTGCAACTCCGAATGATGGAGTCACAGGGAGGGCAAGTGGCAGAGATTCGCCGTAAACTTGCACAGGATCCAGTTGCCTGTTCTGTAGGTATTGACGAGCGTAACGAATACGCCCTACTCTATGGATTGTCGAATGGCTATGTAGCCGTCCGTGATGACGATAACCCAAAAGAGCTACTTCGCATCAAATACAAATATTTGCCAGACAACATCTTGGGCGTAGCTGATAAGGACGAGGGTGTCACCGTAGCGGATCTGAAGAACTGCATTGAACGCGCAGCCAATGATGGCAACACCATCATTAAGTTCTGGATCGGAAAGTCTAAATTCGATTCCTTGAAGAAGGCACAAGATGCTCGTGAGCTCGTAGCAAACTATCGTGGGCAGACCTATGACTCGCAAACTAAGCTCCCTGTTCCAACAGCCAGCGCTTTCCAAGAGGCATTTCTCGATGAGACTGGAGTGTCTTTCCAAATCATCAACAGGACTGTTCGTCTGGAACATGATGGCGACAAGAAGAGCGTCAAGCCGTGGAATAACAACATGATCATTGGCGTTTGTTCTGATATGATTGGTGCACTCGTCTATGGACAGGTTGCAGAAGCCACCAATCGTGTAGCTGGTGTTACCTATCAGCAGATTGATTACAAGCTAATCTCCCAGTTCTCAACAACCGACCCACTGAAGGAGACCACAGCAGTACAAGCATACTGCTTGCCCGTAATTGAGGATGTAGACACTATCTACCAGATCGACACCACTTTGCCAGATCCAAAAGTAGAGGTCGACAAGAGCGCGGAGGCTTCAGACACTAATGACGTCAAGGTAACTATTGCAGGTCAGGCTTACAAAAAGCCGGAAGCCATTAGGGCCTTGAATGGTCTTGGCTCAACTTTGGCAAGTGACGCCTCAGACAAAGACGTGATTGACGCATACAACGCTCTTCCTCCTACGAAGAAGAAGCAGTTCACGGATTCTGCGACTAAAGCCGAATAGCCATGAAGAGAATCGGACAAGCGTTGGTGGACGAAATCCACTTCCCTATTCCCTACGGGTTTATCGAGAATGCTTGCATCAAGCGAGAACTAGACATTGATGGGGACTTCGATAGCGCAATAGCCAAGAGCAATGCCTACAAGGGGGTGCTTGCCGATTGCCTCTTCTCGCTAATCCAAGCAGTAAGTTTCTCGGAATCAGACAAGTCTATAGGAAGTCTATCAGAGGACCAACGAAAGGCCATCTTGGTTCATGTTAACAGGTTGTATAACGACATCGGCGAGGAGGAGGTGACGCTAACTCCTCGACCGACTGTTTACATCAATTGCTAATGAGTCTTTTGAATTTTCATGCTTCAAAGTTGTACCGTCAGAATAAAGTGGATGGTTTTACAGATGCTGATGGTAACTACCACCCAGGAAAGTCGGTGTGGGAGTTCTGTTGTGATTGCGATGTCGTTCCTGCTGGCGAGGCTAACAAGATAGTGATACAAGATGGATCTATAGACTATTACTCGTACATAGTGTACAACTTGCCTATAGGCATCAAGAAGTTCGAGTATGGAGATTTTATTAAACTAATTCTTTTAGGAGGAGAGGAGGTGACTGTAAAGGTTAAAGGATTCCATCGTTATCAACTCCAATGTAAGATATGGGCATAAGGATGACAACTGACGCTTCCGCTCTTGATGCCTTCCTACAGAGAGCCGCAAGGAAGATACAGGAGAATGTGCTTAAGGCACTCAGCAAGCTAGGAGACGAATCTGTGGTTAGAATCCGTGACAGGTCTGCCAAGGAAAGTTGGATAGACCATACGGGCAACCTAAGAAGTTCTATAGGCTTCGCCGTGTACGCGCAGGGAAGTAAATATATGGAATCAGCATTTTCGCAGGTTCTCAGTGGCACAGACGGCTCTGCAAAGGGCAAGAAGATGATAAATGACCTTGCTAAGGAATATTCCAGGGTTTATGCTTTGGTTGTCGTTGCCGGAATGGAATACGCAGGAGAGGTGGAAGCCTTGGAAAGCAAGGATGTCCTCGCATCAACGAGGATATGGGCCACATCCATTGTAGAGCAGCGTGTGAAGACAGCAATAGACTCAGCAGTTAATGAAATAAACAAGTGGAAGATATGAAATCGGACGGAGCAATCAAGACAGATGTTTACCGGTACATCAATGAAAGCGGTTTCATGAACAACGTCAATGGCAAGCTGTCAAAGACGATGAGACCGCATAATTCTCATAAGGAAGATGTCGTTATCTCCATCTTGGCTAATGAGGGAATACAGCTTCAAACGGCAATTATAAACGTAAATATATATATACAAGACCAGGACGTAGAAGGACTGTTCGAAGAGAACACTATCAGAGTTGACGAAATCTGCAAACTGGCTTGGAATCTCTTGAAAACGTTCAGAACGAGCGAGTATGCAGCCCACGCTGTTGAGCAAAGGGTATATGCAACAAGCACGGGAGAACATGTAATAAATAATCAAGTTGAATATAAACTCATAAATGATTAAAATATGTCAGTAACATCATGGGGCAAATGCTCAATTTTCGTTCAGCCTGTTGGCTCTGCAAAGAACGAGTGGGACAAGCTTGATACTCCAAAGGAGGACACTACCCAAGTGAACCCAACCAAGGGAGACACTATGACCCAAACAGAAGAGGGTGGCGGAACCGTAGACCGGAAGACAAAGAAGTCTACCTACGAGGCCGTCTACCAGTTGTACATCAAGAAGGGGGTCGCACAACCTTTCAAGACCATTGACGGAGTGATCGAGGGAAACTATCGCCTTGCTATCCAGCCAGAAGATCCCGAGTTGCCTGGTGTTTATATGGGAAACACAACCGTAGGCGCCGAGGAAGGGTACACGACGGCAGATGGCGCACTTATCACATACACGCATTCCGCACTCATTCCTGATGGCGACGTTGTTGCCAAGACGGTCAACAAGAAAAACGAGGAGGTATACTGCGCCTACAGGTGGAGAGTCATCACCGCCACTAAGGGCACAGGCGGCAAGTACGCATTGACCTTCAAGCATCCTGAGGGTGCCACAGAGACGGGCGACATCAAGGAAACATATACTCCTTCCGTATAAGCAGTCGAACATTGTTCGGCAAACACCCAAGTAGCTCAGATGGCTAGAGCAAGGCCGACATAATCCCTGAAACCCACAGCGCGGCCTTTAAAAGTGGTTGAGAGACGCAGGTTCGAGTCCTGCCTTGGGTGCAAAAAATAAAGAGACATGAAAGAGATTGGAAACATCATTGCCAACGTACTTACCGACATTCCAATAGGATTCGAGTTTGGTTCATCCCACTTTGACATCTACCCAACAACATTGGGAAAAATATATCTCACGTCCCAGCTACTCGATAGCATGGAAGTAAATAGGGATTTACTCAAAGAGAATCCTTTCTTGGAAGCCCTGCGTATAATAAGCACAAAGAGGGAAGAGTGCTGTAGACTCATAGCTTATCACACCCTAAAGACTAAGGAAGAAATACTATGCAAGCCTATTGTACAGGTACAGCAAAAACTTATCTCAGGCTTCGCTAATAAGGATATAGCCACCCTTCTCGTTTGCATCCTGAAAGACAACCTCTACCAAACAATTGTTAGCGAGACAGGAATAGAAGAAGAAGCCAAGAGGATGGCAAAAGTCAATGCAGCAAAAAAGACAACAGGACAATACATCTTCGGAGGAAAAACTATCTGGGGATCGCTCATAGATGCAGCATGCGAACGATATGGATGGACCTTTGACTACGTGGTATGGGGAATATCCTACAACAATCTCACACTCATGATGAAAGACAAGATCACATCCATATACCTGTCGGACGAGGAAAGAAAGCGCTCTCATATACTGTCTGCTGATGAGAAAATCATTGATGGAAACAACAGAGAAGCGATCATGAGGGCTGTGAGAGAGTCAGAGGCTGAGTTTTAACCGACCACCTACGCGCGCACGCGCGAAATCCGACTTACAGGACACGCACAGGTGGTCCAAAGCAAAGTATAAATAGAACATTATGCCAAGTATCAAGTTTGATGCCATAGTAGAGACCGCAAAGGTAGTTTCTGGTTTTCGAGACATTCAGAACGCAGTTCATCAGACTGCCGAGAGGGTTGAGAAATCCGGAAAGTCTATCGACGATGTTATCTCTAACATACAGAACAGCTTGAATATAGCCATTGGCGGTTGGAGCATTGGCAAGTTCGTAAATCAGATGATGCAGGTCCGCGGTCAGTTCCAGCAGACGGAAATGGCATTCAAGACGATGTTGCAGTCTGAGGAGAAAGCTGATGCTCTCATGAAGCAGTTGATCCGCACGGCAGCCGTCACACCTTTCGGGGTTGAAGACGTTACAGAGGGAGCCAAGCAGCTCCTTGCGTTCAATGTAGCAGCTGAGGATGTCAACAAGACGCTTATCGGATTGGGAGACGTTGCAGCAGGTATGGGTCTAAACCTTAAAGACCTCGTGATGCTTTACGGCACCACTATCGCCAAGGGCAAGATGGACACGATGGACTTGTACCAGTTCCTCAACAGAGGCATTCCTATCGCAGACGAGATAGCCAAGGTTATGGGTCTTGACGTTACCAATGCCATCAAGGAGGTTCAGAAGCAAATCAAGGCAGGCAAGGTTACCAGTGACATCTTCATCCAGGCAATGCAGAATATGACAGCCGAGGGTAGCAAGTTCGGTGGCTTGATGGAGGCTCAGTCCAAGACTATTACAGGACAGATAAGCAATATTGAAGATGCCATCGAACAGATGTTCAATGAGCTGGGCAAATCCCAGGAGGGCGTTATCAATACTGGCCTTGGAGTCGTTTCCACTCTCGTTGAGAATTGGGAGACGGTAGGCAAGGTTCTAATGACAGTCGTTGCTGCTTATGGAGCATACAAGGCTGCCGTTATTGCCATGATAGCAATTGAGAGGGTTCACATAGCCATAAAATCCGCCCAGGCTTTCCTTGCCCTTGCTCGTTCTGTCACAACAGCAAAAGATGCTATGGCGTTGTTCAACTTGGTCTGCTCGGCCAATACGCTCGGCCTTGTGTTAGGTGTTGTCGCTGCTGGCGTCGCCGCATTTAAGCTTTTCGGTGATACAACCGAAGACGCCTCCTTCCAAACAGAGAAATTTGGTGAAGAATCAAAGAAAGCGACTTCCCACGTCGAGTCCCTTCTTAGTGTCGTGAAGGCGCTTGGAAGCAAATCCAACGAAGAGGCTAAGAAGTCCAAAGTCTACAAAGATGTCCTTCAAGAACTAAGTACCGTTTATGACAACTATGGTATCAAACTGACCAAAATAAAGGATGACGAGAGCAATCTTATCGAAGTCAAAGATGAAGCAATAGCAAAGTCAAAGGAGCTCGTTGAGCAAATAAAGATTGAGTCGGCTGAGCGTAACAAGGCTAACGCCATAAGTCAAGCTAATGACGAATACAACAACACTTTGACCAATGCGCAAGAAGACTTAGTTAAGCAATTGCAAAAGTCATACGGCAATGAAGGACTTGGTATTTCTGTCAAGATACAGGACTTAGTGTCTGAAGAGACCTTGCGACAGTTGGATCAGCTTAATGCTAAGATGCAGTCTGTGCAGCGAGGTTCAAAAGGGTATAATGAAGTATTAGAGCAATATTTATCCTTACGTAAAAGGATAAGCGACTCTGCAGCAAAAACAGCAGAAGCTCTCGGAAAGCCCTCCGATGACGCCCGTATTGCACTTTTCAAGTACCTCAACGTTCTAGAAAGTGCCCGGGATAAATACAATCGCCAAATGGCAGCAATAACGAAGGCTGGAGACGCAGTTGAAGAATTTGGGGATAAAAATGCAAGTGCGTCAGAAAGGGTTCGTGCAACACAACACCAGCTTCAAAAGGCAGGAGAGGATGTTCATACTCTTTATAGACGTGTTAAGGAGTTCATGGAGAACTATTCCAATAACGACATAAAGTTCCATGTAAAGTTCGATGCAGAGACACCTGCATGGATGAAGAATAAGAGTTTACCGGAACTTGGCCGCCTAGGCCGTTTCTTCTCTGCGCTAGCAAAAGACTTAGCTAACAGCAATAAGTCTGGAGCCGTAATTAGCGGAAAATGGATGAGCCGGGATGAAATTGCGCAGAGGGGCTATGATTACACAAGGGCTGCTGATGCCAAGCAAACGGAAAAGGAAGACCAGGCTAAAAAAGAGGCTAAGGCTAAGGCTGCTGCAGAGGAAGAAGCCAAGAAGAACGCTACCAAAGCCAAGAAAGCAGCTGTCGATGCCAAGAAGCAGGCAGAAGACCGCAAGAAGGCCCAGGAGGAACTGAATGAGGACTTGAAGCAGTTGCGTCAACAGAACATCGATGACGACATCTCCCTAATGCAGGATGGCACGGAGAAGAAGCTTGCTGAAATCAAGAACGACTATGCCAAGCGCAAAGCCGAGATTGACAAGCAGGAAGCAGAGTTCAAGAAGAAAAACAAGGAAGCTGGCAAGAAAGCGTCCCTTACATCTGCTCAGTCAGATGCCCTCTCCAAGGCAAGAGACCTCGCTACCCAAGAGTATAACAAGAAGCTTGATGAGGTCAACAGGGAAGCCCTTACCTCTATGCGCGACTACTTGAAGGAGTATGGTTCTCTCTATCAGCAGAAGCAAGCCATTGCCGAGGAGTATGAAGAGAAGATTGCTAAGGCTCAGACGCAGGGCGAAAAGCTATTTCTTCAGCAACAGAGGAAGAAGGACCTCCAAACCATCGAGATAAATGCCATCAGACAGAACATCGATTGGGGAAGCGTCTTCGGAGACTTCGGTGCTATGTTCAAGGACCAACTAGAGCCTACCATTGAGAAGCTGCAGGAACTGTCCAAGAGCACAACAGACGTTAATGAGCAGAAGACTATTCAGGAGCTCATATCCAAGCTACAAGGCTCTGCCACCGTCTGGGATAGCGACATCTTCAAAAAGGTCTCTGACGACATCAACTCCTACCAGTCAGCCATGCAGTGCTATATTGACGCACAAGAGCGAGAGGCCGAAGCAACGAAAGCTGTCACCAAGGCGCAGGAAGACCTCGCTAAGGCAAAGAAGGGTGGCAACAAGGGTAGCGTCAGTAAGGCGGAAAGCAATCTCTCTAGGGCGCAGAACGTCCTCGCTACCGCATCAAACAACGTATTGGAGTTCGGGTCCTCTGTTCAGAAGGCAACCTCGGACTTACAGACATCCGCACAAAAGGCGGTCTCTCAGTTCCAGCAGCTCGAAAATGGCTTGCAGGGTCTTACATCGGGGTCGCTCAAAGGCATAGGAAACTCTATTCTAGGGCTTGACAAGCTTTTCGGTGGCACTATGCAGAAGGACGTTGCCAACACGCTTGCAAAGGGCATCCAAGGGTTGCTCGGTAAAGACAGCAACGCAGCAAAGGCTTTGACTAAAGCGTTAGGTGATAGCGGTATGGCTGGTGAAATAATCTCCGCAGTACTCGGCATCCTCGACATCCTGAAAGATGGCTTTGGAACACTCATCAGCAACCTCATGGAGACGGTCTTTGGCGCAGTAACGGGTATTCTTGATGATGCTTTATCGGGTGACATCGTTATGAAGCCTTTGAAGAGCATCGGGAACAACGTTTCTCATATCCTCAACACGTTTTCATTCGGTGGTTTCAATAGCCTGTTCGGTGGAGACGGAAATGCAAAGAAGGTTAATGAAACCATCGAAAGGCTGACGGATAGAAATACCCTCTTGCAGCAATCCATCGAGGATTTGACCGATGCAATGGAAAACTCCTTTGGCTCAAAGGCAACCTCATACTACGAGCAAGCCTATAAGAATCAGCAGGAGACGAATCAGAACTATCTCGACATCGCCAAGGCGCAGGCAAGCTACCACTCTTCTCATGGCTCATGGAACAAATACTGGAGTGGCTTCAGCAGTGATGAGATGGATTGGATCAAGAAGAACGTCAAGGCTGACTTCAACGGTGACCTCTTCTCTCTCAGTCCAGAGGAAATGAAGCTTCTCCGTGGCAACGTTGCCATTTGGGAGCATATTGAGAACACAGGCAAGGGCAACTATGGCGGACGTCTGACGGAAAAGCTGAATGACTACATAGACCAAGCGGGCAAGCTGGAAGAGCTATCCGATAAGTACAAGGAAAACCTCACGCAGATTTCCTTTGACAGCATGAAGGACAGCTTCGTTTCAGACCTCATGGATATGAGCAAGTCAGCGCAGGATTTCGCAGACGATTTCTCCGAAATGATGCAGAAGGCTCTTCTCTCCTACTCTATGGAAGACCTCATCAACGGCGACTTGAAGAAGCTCTATGATGATTGGGCGAAGGCTATCAAGGACAACGATGGTAAGCTTACCGAAGAAGACATAGAAGCATTCAACAAGCGTTACGATGATATAGTACAGGAAGGCTTGAAAAGACGTGACGATTGGGCCAAGGTGACTGGCTACACTGGTTCTTCATCCTCATCACAGACCGCAACAAGCGGAGGATGGGCATCTATGGGGCAAGATACCGCAGACGAGCTGAATGGTCGCTTCACCGCCCTGCAGATAGCAGGAGAGAGCGTAGCACAGAACATGGAGACCACCATAGCAATGATGGAGACCATTATGACGCTCGGCATCTCAACCAATGGCGCAGTCTTGGAGATACGAAACATGATGATAATGACGAACAGCTACTTGGAAGACATTGCAAGGTATTCAAAACTCACCTACACTGACTTCGGAAGCAAGCTGGATGACATGAACAACAAGCTAAAGAATATTTGACCACATAGGCTTTTCGCTCGTCAACCCTTACAACTATACTCAACAATAGGAAAAGCGGTTCACAGCGAAGCCTATGGGTCATACAAGAGAACAAAAGGACATGCTCAAAGGACAACTTACAATAAACGGCAAGGATGCCTACACAACGTGGGGCATATTCATGGATGACACGGCATTGAGCACGCTCATGACCCCTGCGCCCAACAAGGAGTTCATTAGTAACAAGTATCGCTCCAAGGATGGCAAAAGGGTCATCAAACACAACCCGTGCCTTGACGAGAGGGACATCACGATTGCCTTTAACATGAACGCCAAGGATAAAGAAACATTCCTTACCAACTATGGGAATTTCTGTAATGATGTCCTCGCAACAGGTGAGATAACTCTGCACACCTCATTCCAGCCAACGGTATGGTATCGGTGCATCTACCTCTCATGCTCACAGTTCAGTGAGTTCGTTCAAGAGATGGCCAAGTTTACCCTAAAGCTCAACGAGCCAGACCCAAGTGACAGAGGAGAAAAAAGCAAATACTGATGATAGAGATAAAAAGAAACAACAAGGTATTCTTCACGCTCGAAGATGTTTGTGATGGTTCTAAGCTGTCAAGGCAGTTGATGGATCACCACTATATCATATTGAAGTTTTCCTCGGACATGCCAGTCCATTTCGAGGTTGGAGACTCTGTGGAGATACCTGACTTTGGCTATTTTGAGCTTACATCGGCATACTTTCCGAAGTACAACAACTCTACGGGAGGGTACGACTATGAAATGCAGATGGACGCCTACTATATGGCATGGAAGAACAAACTTTGCAAATTCCGTCCGCAACATGGAGCCAATGAGACTTCATTCAAGCTAACAACTAAGGTAAGCGGTCATCTTAGCGTTATCCTCAGCAACCTCAAAGCGTTAGGTTTGACGTATAATGGCAAGGACTTTTCTGTTGACTACACAACTTACAACAAAGAGGTGTTTGACACCGAGAAGCACTTCTATATTGAATATAGCTCTATCAGCATTCTTGAAGCTCTTAACGCCATCTGCGAATCGCTCGACTGCGAGTGGTGGGTAGACGGTTCTATCATATACCTTGGCTACTGCGAACTGTCAGGGCAGACTACTTTTGAGCATGGAGTCAACATGCTCTCAATGTCGCAGTCCGCGTCCAAGTCATCATTTATCACACGTCTATACGCGTTCGGCTCAGACAAGAATATCCCAACAGGTTATTTCACTGGGTCGGACGCAGACGCAACCACAGATGGCATCGCCACTGACTACCTCATGCTCCCCACCAAGGGCGTCGATAAGGATGGGTTCTTCTGCAAGAACGGTTATATGGAGAACGCCAATGTGGTCAAGAACGACAAGCAGGCCATAGAGGGCATCGTCATATTCTCTGACGAGTACCCCAAGGTTGAATGCACAGTCAGCAACATTAAGACTTATGACAGTACCGTAGAGGAGAATGGGAAAAAGGTAACCGAAACCTTTTGGCAGGTCGCATCGAGCGATAGATTTGCTACAAGTTTCTCTGCAAGTTGGATAAAGCGAAACCTCACGCTCATGATCAAGTTCACGAGTGGTTCGCTCATGGGCATGGAGTTTGAGGCCAGTTTTAAGGTCATCGAACAGGACAACTACTTTGAGATTGTTGCCAATGATACGTATGGCCGCAAGCTGCCGGATCCTGCCTTGTGCCCAAAGGTTGGCGATAAATTTTTCATCTACAACTGGGACGCAACAAAGATAACAGAGACAGACCTTATCCAAGAGGCTCAGGAGTCATTGTTTGAGCGTTCGAAGACATACTATAAGAAGTCCATGATAGACAACTCCAACTTCACCTGTGAGCTGGATAGAGAGAAGTTCTACAATCATGGCATCTACGACTACCACCCAATTGGAGAGCAGGTGAAGTTGATAGATCCGATGTTTTCGGACACGGACGCTAATGGTAAGCACTATCGCAACTCCCGTATCATTGGTATGGAGATAAAACTCGACATTCCTTATGATAGTCCTCTGTACATTGTTGGAGAGAAAGCTGCTTATAGCCGTTTAGGCAAGCTGGAGGAGAAGGTAGACTCTATCACTGTCAACGGAATCAAGATAGGCTCAGCAGGAAGCGGAGGTGGCGTGTATGTCATTGGCACGAATGATTCAACGCCCGTGACAGATAGTAATGTTTTCTCTGCTCGCAGGTCAAGACAGGAGTTCCTTTCCAAGAAATATGATGATGTGGCAAACGGTCATGTCACGTTCCAAAAGGGCATCACCTCTAACGGAGATATAGAGGTCAACGCTGACCTGCACGCAAGCGGAGACCTGTCTACCAACAGCAACCTACACGTCAATCAGTCCGCAGAGATAGGCCAAGACATCAATGTTCGTGGTAACGCCACGCTGACCGACGTGGTGGTTGACCGTGTGCATGACGCGAAGTCAACACCCGCCGAGCGTGTCATCGTGGGGGCACAGGGCTTCGACCTATATATGGGCGAGGATGGCAAGAGCCATCTTTACATCGACTACCTCACGGCTCGCACGAAGTTCTTTGCGGCCTCTGCCGAGGTGCGCAAGGTGAGCTATTCGGGCGGCACCACGCTCTTCTCAAACGCTGGCAGCACCATCATGAAGGTTGTGGATGTGCTCAACGAGAGCAAGGTTGTGATAGCCTACAAGTGTTACGCCTTAGCAGACGACGGCACGACCAAGACGATGAACTGGTGGCATCCTGGCATGATGGCTTTGTGCCAGACTTTCAACGTCAAGGCGGGCGAAACGGACAACCTTGCCAATCGTTATTATTGGCGATTGGTGGTTGGCGTTGGCCAGGAGACGCTTAGCGATGGCAAGCTATACGACTATGTTATCCTCTCAAACAAAAAGACCTTCGTCGGAAACGAGGCCGTGGTGCCCATTGGCTCTACGCAGGTCATAGGATGGAACGGCCATCCATTGGTGTTCGGCAATGTGGCCATCGAGGTTGTCTCTGATGGCGGCATGCAGAGCTTCGCTACTGTGGTGGCCGACTATGAGGGACTGGCAAACGACGAGTCGGGAACGGCCATCGCCTCCCGTGTGTTCTACGGCTATGAGCCTTCCGCAGATGGTGGAGAGCCCGACGCTCCACTGCCCTACGATGTCATTGTGCAGGCTGGCGACCAGGTGCAATGGGGCAAGTATGGCAACCTCATTAAGCTCACAACGTCTGTGGAGGATGGTGTGGATGCTGCCAACGCTCCCTCCATATCCATGTACCATAACATGGGTGCGCCCTATAAGATGGGCGGTGTTGCCAATCCCTACCAATGGAAGACGCTCACGTCGCTCGACTCGCCTGAGCTGGTCTTGAAGAATGCCAATAATTTCAAGTTCTTCACCGACGACGACCCCAACAACATCATCGACCCCATCACGGTTTCGTATGAGATAAATGCGAGTTCCGATTTCATCATTCGCAAGCCCACCACGCAAACGGCCACGCCCACCGAAATGACGTTTACCGTCACCAAGCGAACTGGCAGCAAGACGGAGGATGCCACGACCACAGTCAATCTCTTTGCCGACTACACCACGACCGACGGAGTGTCTAATTCCGATGTGCCCATCAAGCGCCTGTCCGACATCGGTGTGAGTTTCTACACGCTTTCCTCTGTCACGATCAATGCGAAGGACAAGAGCGGTGGCGATACGCTTGCCACTCTCAGCATCCCCGTATTGTCTGATGGCGCGCAGGGTAGCGCAGGAGCGCAAGGACAGCCCGGACAGGATGGCAAGAATGGCGTTGACGGTAAGGATGGCAAGACTCCATCGGTTATGTCAACCACCTACAAGTATGCGGTTACGTCTACTGCCGTGAAGCCTTCCGATACCGCTTGGCAAACCACCATGCCCGATCCTTCTAAGAACGAGGGTAAGTTCATGTGGACCAAGACCACAACGACTTGGAGCACAGGTGATGCAACCGACACCTTCACTTGTACCTATATAGGCAAGGATGGCGAGAACGGAACGAGCGTAACCATCAAGGGCACGTTTGATAGCGTGTCTCAACTCCCCACTTCGGGAAAGGAGAACGAGAGCTACATCATCGCTGGCGACCTGTGGGCTTATACAGGAACGAGCAAAGAGGATGCCGAGAACCATAACGGATTTACCAATATGGGTCGCATCAAGGGCGAGGATGGAAAGTCTGCCACGCAGTACTACATCCATACCGCATGGATGAAGGCGGCAGATGGCACAGGATTTACCATCGCTAATCCGCAGGGCACGGCCTATCCCTACATCGGCACACTTATCGACACCAACGACAAGGACTCTACGAATTGGCGTGATTATAATTGGACCTATGTCAAGGGCGACACAGGTTCAAAAGGCGATAAGGGAGACCAAGGAGAGAGGGGTGAGCAGGGAGAAAAGGGCGAGCAGGGCTTGCAAGGAGTGAAAGGTGATAAGGGAGAGAAAGGAGACAAGGGCGACCAAGGCTTAAAAGGCGACAAGGGAGAGCGAGGCGAGCAGGGTATCAAGGGCGACAAGGGCGACCCCGGCAACGACGGTCAGCCCGGCAAGGATGGCACCGACGGCAAGGATGCCGTGGAGTTCGTCATCAAGGACGCGCCCATGGTGTTCGACACGGCAACCGATGGCGTTGTTCCAACCGATACGAGCAAGACCGCTAAGATCTACGTCTACCGTGGCGGCGCGAACGTCAGCGCCCAGCCTATCGCAGGCATCGTTGACCAACAGGGATGCTCTGGCGCAAGGGTGACGAAGCTCTCCGACCATTTCGAGGTGACGCTCGAAGGCCGCTACATCAAGAAGGATGGCGGTGTGAGCGTGACGAGCGGATATGTCGCCGTGCAACTCACCTACGATGGCAAGGCTTATGTGCAGCAGGTGCCGTTCCTCGTCAACGTGGCGAAGTTCACGGGCACGGTCAATGCCAACAACACGGAGCTGAGCAGCAAGTACACCGAACTCTCCAACAAGCAGACGCAGACCGCCAAGGATGTTACTAACTTGCAGACTACGCTTAACGGCGTGCCCATCAAGAGCAACGACGACCTCACCAAGTACACCTCTGAGATCAAGCAGACCGCCCGTGAGATTTCCGTCGAGGTGAGCTCGGAGGCCGTGCGCTCAGGTCGCAACATGCTCCTTGGCTCTGATTTCCACCGTCAGGGCTACGGCTATGCGCCCAACGGCACGGCCTTCACGGAGAGCAACCTGAAGATACGCACCTACGATGGCTTTGCCGGTTGCAACTCAATGTTCATTGAGCAGACGGCCATCGGCAACAGCTACGCAGGAGTGAGGTGGGCAGACGTGCCCGTCACGGGTGGCAAGACCTATGTGATAAGCGCTTGGCTCAAACGCATGAGCGACACCTTCGGCGACCGATGCTCCATCATCGTGCATGAGTATGCTGGCAACGGAACGACAATAGCGAAGAACAACTCCTTCACGGCTCTTGATGCCGATGCCGACCCGAGGGGCACGTGGCGCAAGAAGGCGGTTACTGTCACATTGCAGGCCACCACAACAAGGGTGAACGTCATCTTCTGTCTTGGCTCAACGGGCGCTTTCTCGCTCTGTCAGCCTATGATGGAGGAGGGCACGGAGAGCAACGGGTGGACGCTTGCTCCTGCCGACTACGGTTACATCATGGGCAATCGCATCGTAGGAAGCCTTGCGCTCACGAAGAACGCCTCCGCCCTTGCGCAGGATGGCTCTACGGCAAGCATCGCTGGTCTTTATGGAACGGTAATCAAGGGCGAGGATGGTGTGGCGACGGTGGAGCGCGACGCACAGGCCACCAAGACGCAGCTCGCCATTGTTGTGCAGGGCTACCTGAAGGCCAACACCGACTATGTGCTCTCGTTCGATGTTCGTCGCATCGACGGAAAGGACGATGGTTGCGCCTTTGTGTCGTTCGTGCGCAAGGTGCTCTATTCAGAGCTTTACTCGGGTAAGGTTTCTATCTACTCGAAGGAGAACGGCAACGCCACCGAGAGCGGCTACTTGGAGATCAAGCCCTCGGGCGACTGGCAGCGTGTGTGGGTGCATTTCCGCCTGTCGGCAGACTGGACCGACTCAACAGGTAAGAATTTCAACATCGGTGTGTTTGGCGGCAACGGCACGGGCAACAGCATCCGTGCGCAGTTCCGCCGCCCGAAGCTGGAGGTGTGTGCGGCCATGACCGAGTACACCGACGCGCAGGACGACTACATCGAGGACGAGAATATCTCAAAGAAGTTGCGCCGTACTGGCATCGACATCACCAATGATCACATCACGCTCGATGCCAAGAAGACTACGGTCACGGGCGACCTGACTGTTCAGGGAATCATCACAGACTCCACAAGCTATGTGGATGTTGATGGCACGCTTTGGTCGCCAAACGACGTGGGCGAGCTGGTGAACACGAAGAAAAACCTCAGAACTGTCAATGGTGGCGTATTCGCTCCCATCGACATGAATACCATCAAGAGCTTGCAGATACAGACCGCAGACCAGTCGGCCATTGGTTTTTCTCCAGTTGATCCAGGGACCATCTACCCGTCGCCTGCCTTGGTGACGCTTCCTATGTACGATGCCGTTGACCTCGGTTGTGGCATTACTATTCCTGCCTACCGTCGCTCGGGCACGCATGTGCTCATCCGTAACGGTTTCTCGCTCGCTTACAGCTTGTGGGCGAAGAGCGCAAGCTGGGGAGACGCTAACAACAAGTACACGGCCTTGCGCAATGAAATAGCCAATGCCGCCGTCTACATTTGCACCGACCCACGTTTGCTATCGCTCGACAACTACAAGTACGCCACGCCCACCATCACGCCCGATGGCCAAGACTATAACGGAGTGTCGGCCACCGCCGAGTGGTTCAAGGGCGGCTGCTTCCTCAATGGCCGTCGTGGCAGATGGATTGCGCTCCTGCCCGGTCAGGAGATAGAGCTGGTGTCGGTTATCACCATGTGGAAGATAGGCACCAACACAGCCGTGCCCTACCTCGCTTGGTATATTGTTGGAGGCAACAACATGGACTGGCTCTCAAAGCGTATTGCAGTCGAGCCTTCGGATAGCGCATACAACAGGTATGATGGCTATTTTGAGTCGGAGATTACGGGAGGGCAGCATTTCGGAGTGGGTTCTGTTGACAAGTACCGTGACGCTTTCTTCGGTCCTCGCCAACTGAGCGACGATTACGCAATAGGTCTTGACGAGCAGACGGTTTCCGTAATACTATCGGCAAACGAAGCGCCATATATTTACGTATAGTAACAAGAAAAATTCTATAAATTATGAAGAAAATAGTAAAAGGCAACGATTTCACGCTTCGCATCCCCGTGAGCCGCATGTTCAATGGGGTGGCGGAGCCGTTTCCCTTGCCGGGATGCACCGACATCGTGGTGAACGTGGTGAGCAGCTACCGCCGTATCTCCCTACCTTTCTCCATCGATGTTTCCGACGACCACATCATCAATGCGCGTGTGGAGGGCGACGCTATTCCTCGTGGCGTTTACGCCTTGGAGGTGAAGGGCAAGTTCTTGGGCAACGACTGGCGAAGCAACGAGTATGAGCAGTTTAGCATCGTAGACAACAACGCTTCGGGCGACACGGCCTTCACGCCACAGGAGGGCGAGGACAGCGTGCTGATGAACACGGCGATTATCATCCTCGCTCCCGACGTGGCGCTTGGTGGCCTGATCAAGGATGCCGAGAAGGCCATAGCCAAGATGGACGAGAAGCTGACAGAGGTAGACTCCACGGTTGGCGAGGCCGTGCGCAAGGCCGATGCCTCCACCGAACAGGCCACCACGGCGGCAGCCAACGCCAACACGCAGGCCGACCGCGCAAAGTCCGTGGCCGAGGAGGGGATGCGCCTGAACCAATCCGTGCAGACGGCTGAGAACATGCGCATCCAATCGGAGAAGGATCGTGGGCTGGCCGAAGAAGGGAGAAGCACGGCAGAGTCAAAGCGCCAGGTCGCTGAGAGTGGGCGCAACGATGCCGAGGTGTCGCGTGTGTCGGCAGAGAGCATGCGCAAGGCCGACGAGGCAACACGCATCCGTAAGGAGGACGAACGCAAGACATCGGAGGATGGGCGCATAGCCAACGAAACCGCTCGCCTTAGAGCAGAGGAGACGAGAGCTGCCTCAGAGCAACAGCGCGTCTTAGACGAGCAGGCGCGAAACGATGCCGAAGCCGATCGCGTCAAGGAGGCCAAGGCCAACAAGGCGGCCACCGACCAAGCGGTAAAAGACTGCCAACAGGCCGTGGCCGATGCTAAGGTGAGCATTCGCTTTGATCATGCGTCTAAATCGTTAATCATCAGAACAGGAAAGGAGTGACCCTATGGCAGATTCGTTGAACACAGTTAACGTGGTGGCCCTCACCGAGGCCGCCGACCTCAAGGATGGAGATACCCTGTTGCTTATCCGTGACGATGGGCAGGGAAACAAGACTTGTTACCGCATCGAAGGCCGTTCATTCCGAGGGAAGAGCGCCTACGAGGTGGCGAAGGAGAACGGCTATACGGGTACGGAAAGCGACTGGGCGGCACAGGCCGCCAAGGTCGCCAATTTCGACGTCCGTTTTGACCCAAGCTCAAAAAGTTTAATCATCAAAAAATAAGATAGAATTATGGCAGAAACTATTATTTCTAATAACGCGGAGGAGGTTCAGGTCAAGATTATTCCCGAGAAGGCCGGAACAGCCTATGACGCTACCAAGGCGTACCGTCTACTCGACTACATCGTTATCGACAACACGGAAATGTATATCTGCACCAATGTTGACGAGACGACAAACACGTGTGTCGGCAAGCCTCTGACCGACACCAACTATTGGGATAAGTGCATCAGCATGGCGGACATCAAGGCCGCAGCGGAGAAGGCCACCACAGCGGCCAATGCGGCGGCTAAGAGCGCCAACGACGCTGCCACGGCGGCCAACACCGCCAAGGCAAACGCCGATGCCGCCACGAAGAAGGCTACCGATGCGGCAGGTGCGGCCACCACGGCCACCACCAACGCCAACACGGCAACGCAAAAGGCCAACGACGCGGCAACGGCTTCCGAGAAGGTGAACGCCACCATCACCGCCGAGAACGTGCTGGAAGTGACAGACCGAACGGGCGCGAAGAAGACGCTGGCGCTTGCTGATCAGACCACTACGATGGAGAAGCTCGCAGCCTTTGAGAAGACCGATGAGCAGCAGAACACCCGTCTTGGCAAGTTGGAGCAGGCCGTGGCAGACCTTGGTGGCACGTCAGACGCTTACTACTACGCCTCACAGGACACGTCGCAGCCAAGCCCCGACCTCGTGAACCCTCAGACCAATGCGAGCATACAGCTGTTGCAAGATATGTACCGCCCGTTCCTCGTTGACCACACCGAGGCCAAGGAGGGCGTGGAGGTCATGCCCGCCGACGAGCTGAAGCGCAACAACTGGCTTCGCTACGCCAATGGCAAGTTCGCTCCTGCCGTGGGCATCACCGAGGAGATGCGTGCCGAGTGCGACGTGGAGCTCTACCTCGATGCCGAGCACACAGAAAAGTATTGCGACGCTGGCAAGTTCGATGCCGAGCGGTTCTACAATCAGTACGGCATGGCGCAGAAGCTCTACGACGCTTCGGGCAAGGCCGTGCGCATCCTTCGTCCATGGGAGACGACGAGCAAGGACTACTCCATCATGGTGGGCGATCCTTCGGGCACGTATCTCATTGACGGCTACTCTACGAAGGAGGGTGAGCAGGACATCATGTATAAGGGAATCAGCAAGAGCTATCGTGAGGTGTCGGGCTGCAAGCCTCGCTACCTCGCCCCTACGCTCCTGGCTCCCTGTCACTCCACGAGCGTCACGGGCTCTGACGGCAAGATTCGCTTCCGCTCGTTCCCCTTCCTATACAACGCTGGCGACAACAACACCAATGGAGGCTTCAACGCCGACTTCGGTGTGAAGATGTTTTACGACAATGGCTGCTACCCTCGTGCCAAAGACGTGAACCAAATAACATCCATGCAGTACGCCCGTAACAACAACGCGGATCAGACCAAGCCATATCCGTTTGCAGAGGCTGGCCATCATGCTTACAACACGTTCCTTATCGCCCATGAGCTGCTTTATGGCACGAACTATATCAACAATCCCGACACACTTTTCTCAACGGGTACATCGGGCGTTGACTCGTTCGATGAAAACGACGAGGCCGGTTGGCGAAAATATGGTGGTATCAGGGTTAAGGCTGGCAACGATGGCCAATGGAGGCATCTGCTATGGCAGTCCAACCCTACATTCATGTGCAAGGATGCTAACGGCACGAAGATCAACACAAACATGACTGTGTTCGTCAATGGCGATTTCCCGAAATGGCGTGAGATGGAGGCGCAACTCGTTCTTTCGTTCGCTGCCGAGCTTGGCATCCAAGAGAATACGGAGTTTGAGGTCTACGGGCAGAAATATCGCTACGTCACGCCTTCAAAGGCCAAGGGCTTGACGGATGGCTACATGAACGCCATCGTGTATAAGGTGGTGCCCGCAGAGTGGCAAGGCTACGACACCAACGGCAACGCCGTGACATGGAAGATGGAGGCGAACCTTCGCCAAGGCATCATCGACGGTCTGACAACCTCTGGCGACATCTATCATTACCGCGGAGGTGGCTACGAGCAGGTGGCAACCAACCACTACACTTCGCAAGGAGGGCAGACAGGACAGAACGAGATGGATCTCTATATCGAGACCGACCAGCGCAAGTGGCACTCGGATACTGTAGACAACAAGCTCGACCTTGGCGTGTTTGATTTTGAGGGTCAGTATGAGAAGGTGGGGCATCTTACCAATGTTGTAAGCGGATGGCTCAAGCAACGTTTGCCGCACACGTCGTTCTACAAGATGATGGGCGGACAACGCAACACGTATGTTTCTGGATTTAATGTCAACGAAAACTGGTATTCCAGCAAAGTCAATCAGCGCATCCGCTTGGCCGTGCGTCTTGGCGGTTCTGCTAACTGGGGCAATGCGGGTTCGCGCTATCTGTATGCGGACATTTCTGTCAGGAATGCTAATCGCAGCTATGGCGGTTCGGCTCAATGTCTTTTCACGAAACGCAGTTAGGCGCAGCCACCGCTGCAAGCGGAACGAAAGGGCGGTGCAACCGCCCGCCCCCTCGTTTTCATCATGCCATTCATGGTGTGCGCTTGCAGCGTGCTGACATATCTCCAAATCCATTCGCTTCGCGACAAGACGCACATTGGGATGCGTACCTCTGAAATGCGAGAGGGTGGTTGAAAGAGCGGTGGTGGCGCAGGCCGTGCGTCTTGGCGGTTATGCTAACTGGGACAATGCGGGTTCGCGCTATCTGAATGCGAACAATTCTGTCAGGAATACTAATCGCAACAATGGCGGTTCGGCTCAAACCTTGGGCAATTTGAAAAAAAAAACGAAAACATACCGAACAGGTGTCACCATCGCGCCCATGAGTGGCGAACAAACTTACAAGACGAAGGGTGCGCCCGATGCGCCAGTTGTACGGAGCATAGGGGCGCATGTGGGGCAGGGGCGCAGAGCGTCGCTGCCAGGCTCAAAGACTTGAAAACATCAACAACAACGATGATGGATAACAGGGTGACATGGCAAGAGGTGGAGCAAGCGGCGAAAGATGCCGTGCGCCACCACATGAATAAGGATTTCGTGCAGGATTTCTGCTTCTACTGGGAGGAGAACCTGTCGTTCATCTTCGCCATGATCCTCGATGGCTCTTATGTTGAGCACATAGCGTACCGCCAGCTCGTAAAGACAAACAGGAACGGAAAGGTGCGAAATGTTGACTCTCCTACTCTCGTCACTCGCATATTACAATATGTGTTTATCAACCGCGTCCAACCGCTCTACGACACGCTCGACAACCATGTGGCGTTCAACTGCAAGACAGGCTGTGGACTAAACGCAAGCGACAAGCGCCTGTCGGTGCGCCATCATGTGAAAAGCCTGTTCTACGAACGGCGAGACATCCATTATGTGGCGCTCGTTGACCAACGCAAATGCTACGAGCACATTCACACAAGGGTGTTTCGCAAGGCGCTCAAGGCGATGGGCATCCGTGGATGGCTGCTCGACTACGCTTGCCACGTGACGATGGTTGACGGCCATCTGCCTATCGGCACTCCAGTAAGTCCGTTGGCCCATCACATCATCATGCTTGGCTTCGACAAGGCTATGGCCGAGAGCTATCCGTTCTACTTGCGCTATGCCGACAACATCATGATAGGCACGAACACCAAGCAGGAGGCGCAGGCCGCCCTGTGGAGGGTGAAGCAATGGTGGTGGTATGGAATGGGTGTCAGGGCAAACCGTTGGGACAGCAGGGTTACTCCCATCGACGGGGTGGCCGTTGACTTTTGTGGGACGGTGTACCATCGCAACCACGGCAAGTCGTTTTTCGACCACAACAAGGGGTACGCCACCATCCGCAAGAGCACGGCGAAGGCCGCAAGGAATGCCAAGCCTAACAACTGGGGATGTTACTTCGGACAGCTCATGGGTGCGGACGCGTTCAACTTAATAAACTCTATACAACACAGAAACATGAAATTAGCTGACTTGGTAGCGAAGGTGCGCATCGACCGCAAGATGGACGCTCCTCAGGTGCAGCCGAAGGAGTTGCTGGGCATCAGACTCAACGTGCTCGACTACGAGATACGCAAGAACGCCAAGGGCGCAGACAACTGGATAAAACTGCTCCTCTCCTACGACGAGACCGATTCCGACGGAATGCCGACCGGTCGAGAGATCGTGCGCGAGATGCACGGCGACTACCCCGGACTTCATCGCTACATACGCTCTGCCGAGCGTGTCTTTGGCGGCAAGCAGGCTATCCTGCCCATCGAGGACGCAGAAATCATCAATTCGTGTGGATATATCTTCAAGGGCTCCACCAACATGATGGAGTATATAGAGGACTTCCACAACCAATCAACTCTTCAACAATCATTTTAACAAATAGGTTATGATAGCAAAAAATTACATGGAGTTGCCCACCGAAGGGCTGACGAGAGGGTGTATGCTCGATGAGGGCAACGCAGTAACGGTGTACCTCGACGCACACGAGGAGGTGCGACAGGTGCCCGACGGAAATCCCGAAGAGGGAAGGGTGAAGGACGAGACGGTGCGCGTGGGCTATGCCGTTCGCTGCCTGAAGCCTTTTAGTGAGGACAGGCTTGTGGATTCCGCCATACAAACGGCCTTCGGCTTGCGCGATGGCGAGGTGTCGCGCTTCAACGCTGACATGGCGATGAAGATTGCCGACGGAAGCGACGACGCTACGGTGGCCGAATACAAGGGCTTCGTAAAGTGGTTGCGTCTGGAGCTGGCCAAGGCGCTCGGCACCATGGATGCGATGACGGCTGCCAAGGAGCAGAAGATAGCGGAGATTGATGCCTACGACGCATCGCCCGCCGTGAATGGCTTTGTGCTCAACGGCTCGCTGGTGTGGCTCGACAAGGCGACACGTGTGGGACTGATGAACTCCACCAACATAGCCAAGGCCACGGGAAGCGCCAACACGACGCTATGGCTGGGAGGAGAGCGCATGGTGGTGCCGTGCGACAAGGCCATTCAACTCCTCTCGGCATTGGAAATGTACGCCCTCGGCTGCTTCAACGTAACGGCCTCGCACAAGGCCGCCGTGGAGGCGATGACAACCCTCGACGAGGTGTTGGCCTACGACTACAAGCAGGGCTACCCCGAACGGTTAAAGATGGAGGTGTAGGCTATGATGGTCGTCTGTCCTATCTTTCTCTACGCAGTGACGCTCCTGAACATAGCGCTCTACTCGCGCAACATGGGGCGGCCCACGATGATCAGCGATATATATTACGGCACGGGGCGCTCATGGCTGATGCCCTGCTTGCTGGTTGCGCTCGCCCTGTCGTTCCTGCCTACGATGCTCGACCTCGGAGGCCAGCAATGGCTCTCCTTCCTCACCTGCATGGGGTTGGCCTTCGTGGGCGCAGCCCCTGCCTACCTGAGCCAAGGTGAGCGGTCGGTGCATAAGGGTGCGGCCATCATGTCGGCCTTGGCGGGAACGCTGTGGTGCCTGACGATGGAACCGTGTGTGGTGTCCGTTGCCGCACTCATGGCCATCATCGCAACGCTGACCGACCGACGGTGTTGGCTCTTCTGGTGCGAGGTATGCGCCATGTCGTCGGTGGCAGCCACGGTGGTGCTCAAAACGCTTGGCGCATGAGCAGGCTCTTCCAACTCAACAGGCGCGACTGCATCGGCCTCGCCTGTTGGCTCCTCGCCTCGCTCTCCATCGGCCTATGGTCGCTTCCGCTGATGGTAGGCCGTGAGTTCTACCAATGGAGGCGTTACCACCTACCGCGCTTCGAGTGGGAGGACGTAGCGAGATATGCCGTTGTGATCATCGCAGGGCGTGTGGTGCGATTTTTATTGACAAGATAGCGCAATTATGAAAAAATATGTAGTAATTTTACAAAAACAAAAAACAAGGATAAGGTATGGTAACAACAGAATTGGCTGGAAATACAGGGACGCGGTTTCTCGGAGGGGTGCTAAGCATTGAGTTCGTGTCTGTTCTCTACGATATGCGATGGATGCTGCTATTGATAGTATTATGCGTGATAGCAGACTTTCGCTACGGGTGGGGCGAGAGCTCCAAGCGGTACGAGGAGGCGAAGCGAAATGGTGACAAGATACTGACGATGCAATACGCTTGGCGCACATCCAGGGCGCTACGCAGAACAGTCAATAAGCTCATCGACTATGTGGTTTGGGCAGTTGTAGGAATGGCTGTCGGCATGGCTATATTGGAGCCTATGGGCGTAAACCACATCTTCGGAGGAGTGGTGGCGACAGCAATCGCCGTACTATGTGAGGCCAAGAGTTTCTTCGGGCATTTCTTCTATCTGCATGGGGTGACTTATAACGATAGTACCTTCATGGGATTTGCAAAAGCGTTCATCGTGGCGCTCGCCAAACGCAAGAGTGAGGACATGGGGGCGGCGCTTGAAGAGAGCCTTAATGAAGAAGAACATGAGAATCACCATGAAAGCAAGTGACATATTGATAGCGAAAATCAAGGAGTTTGAGGGTTACAGGCAGAAGGCGTACCGTTGTCCGGCTGGCGTGTGGACTTGCGGCTACGGCCACACAACAGGAGTGACCGCAAAGACCTCATGCACACAGGCGCAGGCAGACGCGTGGTTGCGACAGGACCTTGATCCACTCGAGAAGAGGCTAAACGGCATCAAGGAGATTGACTCACAAGGAAAGTTGGACGCTTGCCTTGACTTCTGCTTCAACCTCGGCTTGGGCAACTTCTTGCGCTCGACACTCCTAAAGATGATTAAGGCTGGCATGGGAGAGAAGCTTATCAAGGCCGAGTTCATGCGGTGGGTCTACGCAGGAGGCAGAAAGCTCGACGGCCTTGTCAAGAGAAGAGAATGGGAGGCCGAGCGGTTCTTTCAGTAACAACAATAAAACAACATAGCTATGAGAAGATATTGGTTACAATGGCTCACGTTCGCTATGCTGTCCGTGATGCTCGTGACGCTGACAGGATGCAGAAGCGTGAAATATATCCCTGTCACGGAGTACAGGGATAGGTATGTAAGCAAGACTGACAGCTTCATCAAGACGGATAGCGTTTATCTGCATGATAGCGTTACTGTCTTTACGAAAGGCGACACCGTCTACATTGCCAAGATACGCTTCAAGGATAGGTTCAAAATCGTCTACCACACCAAGACCGACACCGTAGCCGTACATGACTCCATACCCTACCCTGTCAAGGTGGAGGTGGAGAAAAGGAAGTCGGCCATCGACAAGGTGTTCACATGGCTTGGCAAGATGGCAGGCATTTTGTTTGTCGTGTTTGCAGTTCTCATCGTGTATAACCTCGTCAGGAAACATTAGGAAACGTTCTTTTAGTTTTGATTTAGATAGGTTCAAGTTAGTTATTAGGTAGGTAAGTTCTTCTTTGGAGAAAGAAGATTGGTTTTTATTCAGGTTAACGCGCCCCTGCTCACCCGTGATGGGAGGGCAGGGGTTTATATTTTGTTAATTTTCCGTGTCTAACAGGCCACAGAGCCGAAGAATTTATTACCTTTGCCAATATCAATCTAACCAAAGGAGGAACTTATGACAAAGGAAGATGAAGGCGTTATCCTTTCATTCATGCAAGGAAAGGATGTGAGCGAGGTATTGTCGTTGTTGATGAAGAACGGCAACAGATATTCAAGGCGCATATTGAAGTTTTTTATGTGGTTCTGCAAGTGGGTACCCATAGTCATCATGTGTTTTCACGCTTATGGAATGGTGGATTTCAGCACTCATCCGAGAGAAATGTTACTCCCATACAAGGAGAACACGGCCTGTTACCTGTTCATCTACTTTATGGTGTATGTGCTACCGATAGTCATTATCTTGGCCTCCCGTTTCTTTTTCCTATGTTGGAAGTATCGTGTGCCGTTCTTTTATTATTTTGGAGTGAACGCCATCCACATTTGTTTCGGTAGCATCTTCACGACAAATGAAATGATCATGCCTCACTTTTGCCTGATGGCAATGATAGCAAGCATGTACATGTATGGCATGGCCGACTGGTTCTTAAAGAACACGGCGATCGGAAGAAAGTTTTTCTCATAAAAATGCTTGCTGGGTATGAAAAAGATGTTCAACTATTACACCTTGGCCTTGATACTGAAATCGCTCTATGAGAGCTGCATGAAAGCGTGGGAGCAACAACAGAAGGGCGAGAAGGTAACGGCCTGTGGCATGAGCGACGAGGATATTGACGAGTTGTGTCAAGACATCCTCCCAAATATGCTCAACCCCATGATGAGCACCGAGGAGGTGAAGGAGAAGCTACGTGTGAGCGACGCCACGCTTAACAGGCTTGTGGCCAATGGAGACCAGCCGAATGGAGAGTGCAAGAGGCGTGGCCATACTAGGTATTGGAAGAAATGGGATATTCTTCATTTTCTACGCAATAGGAAGAAGTGATAGAAACTGATAGAGTTTTATCAATACTCTATAACTCACTGATAATCAATTGATAAAATGATGATAGAAAATTGATAGAACTATGATGGAAAAGAAACAAAGCAAAATGACGCATTAGCCTTCCTCGTATTGAGGTGGGCTTTTTGTTTCAGTAGTAAAGGATTACTTTACAACTGAAATATTAAACATGTTAACGTAATAGGCTTTTCTTAACATGAACCATACGATGTGTTAACAAACTCCAGTTTTGTTAACATGATAGAACCGCCTATCACCTTATCTTTCTCGTTATCAGCGTGTTACAAAAAGTGTGAGCGAGTTGTGCACTTATCCATTATGAAGGACTAACTTTGCCTACGTAACGTTACATAGTGTTAGTTCAAATAAGGTATAACAAGAAAGATTTTCAAGGATTATGGAAAGTAAGACTTATGTGTTTGGCAACGACAGCAACGGTCAGGGTGGCATGATGTCGCTGCTTGCCCCTTTGCTTCAACAGAGAGGACTTGACCCCAACCTGCTTCTTGCGATGAACAAAAACGGCAACAGTTGGGGCGACGGAAGTGGTTTCATGTGGGTGATATTCCTCTTCTTCCTCATGGGTTGGGGAGGTAACGGTTGGGGTGGCTTCGGCAACAACGGCCGTGGAGGTTATGTGGCTAATGAGATTAACAACGACTATGGCCGTTCTCTTCTCATGGATGCCATTGGTGGCAACCGCAACGCTATCAGCAACCTCGCCACACAGCTCAACTGCACCGAAGGACAGATACAGGGAGCTATCAACGCCTTGTCTACACAGATGAGCAACGTCGGCAACCAAGTGGGCATGAGCGGACAGCAGATCGTCAATGCCATTCAGCAGGGCAACATGACTATCGCTCAGCAGCTTGCAGAGTGTTGCTGCCGCACCAACAACGCCATCACGGCTATGGACGGTAACATCAAGCTTGCCATGTGTCAGCAGACCGGCACGCTCAACAACGCTATCAACAACGTGCTTAACGAGCAAGAGAAGGGCTTTGCTTCATCGGCCTATGAGACGCAGCGACAGACGTGTGCGCTCCAAGAGTCTATCAAGGCTTCCACGCAACAGATTTTGGACGGACAGCGTGCCGCTGAAATGCGAGAGCTCCAAAACAAGATTGACAATTTGCGCGAGGAGAACTCAACGTTCAAGTCTTCAGCAATGACTAATCAGATTGTTGGTCAGGCCGTTGCTCCTATCAATGCGTTCCTTGCGAACTTGCAAAAGGATGTTGATGGCATCAAGTGCAAACTCCCCGAGACGGCCACCGTAGCTTACAGTCCTTTCACGGCCGTGCCTAATTGCGTGGCTGCACAGATGGGACTTTATGGTGTCAACTTCGCCAACAACGGAGGCTTTTGGGGTTAATCAGACAGGAGGAGCGACTATGATTTGGGGTTATCCTTTTTCATGGGTCAATCGTAGAGGTTCAGCAGCGGTGGGCTCAACTGCCGTGAAGGTACAGACGGATGCAGTGGTGTTCTCTTTCAAGAACCACGCTTTCCTCAACGCTAACTACCGAGGAACGGTGTTCGTTAACCTCATGCAAGCGATACCGACAGGCACGACACCTACGCTGCCTATCCTCTTCGAGACCAACGGAACGACACAGGCCGTCACAAAGTTTGGAGGAGCGGCCTTGACAGTCGCCGACGTAGCTGGTACTGGTGTATATCAGCTATGGTTTGAGAGAGACACCAACACCCTGCAGATAATGACAGGGATAGTATAAACCGCTAAAGAAAGACCTATATGTTCCAAGGATTACGAGAAAACAGCATATTCTATGTGCTCGACAAGAGCAACGACTTGTCGCTAACAATAGGGCAAGTGGTGAGCGTCAGCAACCCACAACCCAAGTTTCCAAGCTATCAGCCTGGCAGTTTCAATCCTCAGCCGATGGAATCGACCGTGGATGTGAAGATCAAGACTCCAGACGGAGAAATGGAGTTCAAGCAACTGCCCGCCAATGGGCAGATAGCCAACTCAGGCAACCTCGTCGTCTCTGAAAGCCGTGAGGCGATGATGTCGGAGGTGGATTCTATGCTCAGGCAATCAAAGGAGGTTCTTGCAAGCAGGGACTACCATGAAAAGGTAGTTGAGAGCTGCGAGAGGATGATGGGCGTGCTCAATCCTCAGATAGCGAAAGAGAAGGCGCAAGAGAAGGAGATCGCCAGCCTAAAAGAAGAGGTTGGAGGTATCAAAGGCACGTTGTCGAGCATTGAGAGCATGCTGCAAAAAGCCTTGGCAAAGAAGTCTAACGGAAGCAACTAAAAGCAAGAAGCCATGTATATGACAGAAATCACAGAGAGCAAGTTTGATGAGCTTGTGGAGAATGCTGAGAAAATGCTTCGTTACGGAGGCAAGGTAATGTCTTGCCTTGACAGCATTCAGCGAGGCTCGGACAGGATGGGCGAGCGCTCACCTATGCCCGACTACCGCGACAAGTGGCGTGGCGATCGAAGCCATAGCCGTGATCGTGACCGTGATATGGACGACTATGAGCAAGAGCGCTACGGAGAACGTTATGGTGGTGGCTACAACGGAGGTAGACGCTACTAAGTGATAACCGACAGGTGAGGAAATGAGTTTCCTTACCTGTCTTAAAAAGGAATAAGATTATGGGAAGATGTAGAATGCCTATGGATATTTATGACATGAAGCCCGAGGGCATGGTGGCCTATCTTCGTTATAACGGCTACCATTTCAACAAGAAAATGTGCGACTGGGCCGTAAGCCAGATGCAAAAGGTCAACAAGGCAACAGGCAAGGCTGAGCCGATTGAGCCGCTTACAAAGGATAAGGTAGACACAATGTTGCAAGAGAACGGACTGAAACTCGACAACCTAATTGGCTACGATCATGTGTATGTGGCCAACATGGCCAAAGCCGATTTCTTGGGTAGCTCCATCAGTGATGCCGCAAGTTTGGCGCAATTCGTAAAGGATATGGTCGATGATGTCGATCAGAAGGATGGCTTCATCTTCAATCGTTTCTATGCCGACTGCTGCCACAGTGGCCTGCCCATCCCTTGGGATGATGTGCTATGACAAAGTGCGATGTCTATTTAGAGAAATACAAGTGGTCTGTGACTTGCTTCATAGGCTACGAGCCTGAGGATGCCGTATTCCTGTGCCAACAACTTGCCAGCATTGGTTGCAGTAATGATGCGTTACGGGAGGCCTATGAGCATTTGATGCAAGGCGGTGACGAGCGTGGCCTTACCTATTCTAATGTCAAGGACAGAAGAAGCGTTGTCGCTATTGGCCTATCCACCACTCATGCCGATATGGTTAACACCGTAAGCCACGAGCTCTTTCATGTTGTTGCCCATATCTGCGAAAAGGACGGCATAGATATGCTAAGTGAGGAGCCTTGTTATATTATGGGATCCCTCTGCGAAGAGTTTTTTATTTTTATCAGAACCAATAACGAAACCATTTATGGCAGACATTAAAATCATGGTAGAAGCTACCAGACAGCTTAACCAAGCATGGAAAAACATTTGCAGTAATCTTGAAAAAGAGGCTGTTAGCAGTAACTTGTATGACGCTTTATGTGAAGTTGATGAAGCTGTCGGAGACTTAATCGAGAAAGTGGGCGAGGCAGCCAAGATCATTACTATTGGTTCAATCAAGAAGTAGTGTAACGTCTTGATATTCAGACGATTATGTTTAGTATTTTTAACTAAAATAAATGTGGTATATTTGCATATATCACATTTATTTTGTATCTTTGCATAAATAAAAGATGGTTATTTTGATTAGCCACAGATAAAGTCGAACCAATTAAAATTTAAGATGTATGGACGCACTTACATTTCAAGAAAATCGAGTGTTAAAGGAGATAAAGCTATATGCTTCTGATGGAGATTTATTTTCTGTTGAAGACTTAGTCCTTTATAGTGACTACACAGAGCTCCAGTTGGAAGGGATATTGAAATCGCTTAATGACAAGGGAATTATCGAATATTCCAAAGAGAATAAGTATGGAATAATCAAGGAGGCCTGATTTGGAACCAATTTTAATAGTATAACCAATTAAAAACATTAAAGATTATGACAACAGCAACAATTTTGAGTAAGGCTGCCGAGGATATGGTAGCAGTTCCTTCATCAGTTAATGAAGACAAGTTCTTTGATTTCGAGAAAGCCAAGACTCAGGCTATCACTCTCGAACAGTTGAGTCGCACACACCGCGAGGATGATGTTTACGGAAATCCACTCCGTGGCATCTATCACTTTGACCTTTTCAACAAGGTCATTGATGAGTGTACAGAACTCGGCTACAATGTGGAGGTTTATGACATGTTTGCAGCGCAGAACAGAGACCGTCAGTCGCCTGGAGTAGTTCGCCTCCCACAAGTGGAGGCGGTCAAAGGCCAGCATGCGGTAGAGGCACATATCCTTCGCAGAGTATATGCAAATATCCGCATCACGGATTTTGATGATGACGAAACTACGACCAATGTGGCCGTAGCCTTCCATCAGAAGGGTATTCAGATCGGATTTGGCCCGAATGTGATGATTTGCCACAATCAGTGTATGTTGTCACCAGAGCTGTATATGTCTAGCTATTCCGAGAAGGGCAGAAAAGGTTCTGGTATGGAGGTGTCAGCAATGCTAGACACCTTGAAGTCGTGGCTTGTTGATGCCCGGCATATTATAGAGACTGATCGTGAGCGTATTGACAAGATGAAGGAGACACGCATTACTGCAGAACAGATGTTCTTGCTCATAGGTCTTATGACCGCAACACGAGTAAAGGCGGACACTTCGCGAAAGTCTATTCGCGAGAACATTACTTACCCTCTCAACCAATCACAGATTACACTCTTCACAGAGGATATGCTGGAGGCCTACCACGACAAGGAGTTTGTAACTGCATGGGACATGTATAATTCTGCTACTAACCTGTATAAGGCGAACAGAATGGATATTCCTGCCCTATTGCCGCAGAACAGAGCAATGGTTAATTTTATGAGGGATAATGGTCTGATTATTTAATTGGTTCGAAGGAGCTTCAAAGGG